ATGAAAACCATCGCTCGGCGCCTGAGCCCCTTCGCGATTCTGCTCCCGGCAAGCCTGTTATCAGCCTGCGCCTCCCTAGGCAACGCCGGACTCGGCGGCTCCCAGCAGAACCCCACCAACCAGCTCCTGAACATGATCGATGAGGCTACCCGCGAAGGCATGTCCGTGGTGCTGGTACCGGCGCTCATGCCCAACAAGAGCGTGACGGACCTCTCCAGCTACTCGCATCGGGTCATATTCAAGAACAAGGACGTGCCCGGGATCGCCTACATGCAGGCCTTTGCCAACAACGACCTGGAGAAGATCAAGGAAGCCGTCTATCTGTGGGACTTCCTCGAGGTCAACATCGTCCCGCCGGGAACCTACCTGCTGTCCGGAGGGATCGACTACAAGATCGACAGCACCCTTGCCCAGATCAAGGCGCCAAAGGGGCAGCCGGCTGCCAGCCCACTTGGTTCGGTGAACCTGTCCGCCGTGCTGTATCGCCGGTTCGTGAAGGAGAACTACTGGCGCGACGCCTCCTATGCAGACAAAACCTACACACAGAATGTCTGCAGCGCCGTGCACATGGCCTCCGGCCAATGCGTGGGCTGGACCGAGCAGCAATACAGCCAGCGGGAAATGGTCTCGGATGCCGGTTGGGCCGAAGGCACGAAGATCGAGGATGTCCCCTCCATCAAGCTGCAAGCGCAGATACCCGACGCCTATGCCCCGCTGTCCTTCACCATTCAGCCTGGGCAGATCCTGCTCAGCGATCGGTTCCACTTGAAGACCCCGGCCGTGAGCTATGACAGGAAGACCTGCAAGGCCGTGGACACGCAAAACATCAAGTGCGCCTTGCAGGATCTCCAGGTCTTCATGAGGCCAGCGCCCATGGAGCTGACGAAAAGGTTCATCGATCGCGAGCAGCCAAGGCTTGATGAAACGGGCCGCCAGGTGCTCGCGCGGATCCAGCCGATGAAAACCGAGATACTCGGCGAAGCAGGCATGGAAGACCTGACCTGGGGCCTGCCGGTTTCCTTGAAACGCAAGGCAAGATGAAACGGGCCCTCCGCCAAGCGCCTTCCGCTCGCGGTCGCCACAACGGTTGATCGATAAAGGCCCGGAAGGCAGGCGGCGGGACAGACCGGCTCGGCTGGTCATGTTCGATGACGACCAGCCGATGACCGACCCAGACCGGATCTTGCGTCCAGATAAAAGCCGCGCACGGGGCCGAATTGCAGGCAACGGCCGAAAACGTGACAGGTGCTGGGGTACTCCTCGGACACTCCGGGAAAGTAGTAATTACGGAGCGGCTTATCGGGAGAGGGAGGCGGTTGCGAGGCCGTAAAAGTATGAAAGCGTTATGGGGACACCCCAAGGAACTTGCTTCAGCAATACCGGACAGGAAAGAAAAAAGCCCCGTAACTCACTGAGCTACGGGGCTTTCCTGTTGGAGGCTGAGGTCGGAATCGAACCGGCGTTCACGGATTTGCAATCCGAAGTAAAACCCAACAATTTCAGATGGTTAACGGTGGATAATTTCCGCATCATAGCCGTATTCGTGTCTCTGGAGGCCGCTGATTAGTTGGAGGGAGAACATAGATGCGGAAATGATTTCAGCCCCTCCATGGCATGCCCGAGCACCACTCTCCGCTCGTCGGACGCCCTCGAATACTGGATATTCATACAGCATAATTTCCGGCCCAACCGCCCGCCGGAGATTCCATGTCCTACTCCGATCCCCGCATTTGCCACCACCAGCGCGTCACCCAATGGCTCGCCGCGATCCGACAGCACGCCGCATGGCTGTATGCCGCGGATGAGCAGTACGTGTACCTGGTGGGCGAGGCCAACGAGCTCTACCAGTGCGGAATCGTGGACCTGCAGGGCCGCCACGATATGGTCACGGATGCACTTGGCATGTACTCATGGGCGATCGAGCACGGCATCACGCGCGAGACGCGCTACTGCTCGGACTGCTGCTACGACGTGCTCGACGGCGGCGTCGTTGTCGGGAGCGTGGACGACGAGGGCATCTACCACGGGCCCGCACCCGCACGACAGCGGCTGGGCTACATCAGCCGGGATCCCCTGGACGGGATAACATACTTGCGCCAGGGCCAGGCGCTTGAGCGCGCCGGCGTCGTGCGTGGCCTGGTGATCGAACTCGACGCCGGCGGCACGCTGCAACTCGTCGAGCAGGTCCCTGATGACTTCCGGCCATGGCGCTGGGTCTGACTTTCAGCGCTCGGCCTCATAAGCCGCGACGCCGGTCCCTACCGCCCGCCATTCGTCCTGCGGCATACGCGAATCACAGATGAATACCTCGACCTCCCCGCCTTCTTTCGGCTCCGCAGGCCGAATAGCAGCATGCCGGAGAATCGTCTGCATGTCCGGCACGTAGCTGCTCTCCGAGCCGTGGAACGACCAGATGCCATGTTTCCCAGCGCTGCCTACCTGGTGGTCGAGTTTCACCGACCAGCCCTTGAATCGAATCACCAGCATCGCCCTGCTCCGTAGGAAAAGGCCGTAGTCTACTCCTAATCCTGGCAGGCCTGGTTCGCAGCCAGGAGCTGCGCCTCGTATCCGATCCTCTGCAAGCGTTCGGCGAGCAACGCACGGACCTTGGTCTGTAGGTCGTCGCCTTTCCGCAGCCCCGCTGTGGCCCAGACTGGCACCTCTACCGCCGGCACTCGGCACGGGACCGCCACCGGCACTTCTACGCGCACCGTGCGCGGCTCAGGCTCGACCTGGCCGGCGCATCCCGCCAGCGCGAACACCACCAGCATCAGCACCATCCTCATAGACCCAACTCCTGATCGATGACCGCCTCGGCGGCCGCGCACTGCTCGCCGGCGGTTCGCTCACGTACCAGGCGCTGGGCTTCGGCATACTGCTCCGCGGCCTGCTGCCGTCCCCGATCCACAGCCTGCGCGGCATCCCGGGCGCGCTGCTCGTCGGCCAGGCGCAGCGCGGCAACCTGCCGGACCTGCTCCGCCACTGCGGACTCCAACTCTCCCAGGGCAGCACGGCAGGCGACCAGATCCGACCGCGCGGCATCGAGCTGCGGCCGGTAGTGCCGCGCTCCGATCCAGACACCGCCGGCGGTGCCGAGGCCGACCAGCAGCAGGCAGGCCAGCGCGACCGAGAAAGCACGGGCGGAGATCACGACAGCACCCTCTTCGCCCGCTCCCACAGCGCCAGGCGCTCCGCATGGCCGTTGAGCCCACCGTTGATCCGGCGGGTGATGGCTGCGAACTCGCCGCGGTCGGCCAGGTCGTTCAACCCGTGACTGGCCCACCACCAGGCCGCCGACAGCGCCGCCCACTCCGGTTGCTCAAGCAGATCCGGCTCCGCTTCCAGCGGCTGGCCCAGCCCGGCGCCGGCGGCACGGTAGTTCGACCTGCCGGTGACCTGTAGCAGCCCGCGCCCGCGGAAACGCCAGCCGTCGCCGGAGGCCTCGTCGCCATTGCCGTTGCGCGAGGCGTAGGCGTTGTTGGCGATGGCTCGGGGTTGCGCGCCAGGCGCTGCGCCAGGGCGTTGGGCTGGCCGTCGGCGCCGAGGTACCGGCTCGGCCAGGTCGCAGCCAGACCACGGGCGCTGTAGTTGAGGTTCTCCACCAGCCGGGTCAATTGGCCGCTTTCATGGCCGACCTGGGCGAGAAATGCGGCACGCCGCGCCGGCGAAGTGATACCGAACCGCGTCATCCCGCGATTCAGCGCACCAACAAAAACGCCGGCTCGAGGGCCGGCGTTCGGGTAAATACGCAGCAGTTGCTGCTCAGTGATGGGCATATGTGCTCCAAAAACGACGAAGCCCGCGCAGGGCGGGCTTTCGTTCGTCGATAGGTTTGTCACCTCGGCAGATCAACAGGCCCGTCGAACTCAGCAGGGACAGCAACCGGCTCAGGGTACTTGGCAGCATGGGTCGCACCTGCCGGATATCTGTAAATGATCCAGACCGAAATCGTGTCGCCTCGCCGCCGAACATGGTAGACGGGATATGGATCGGCGAAGTCCTCCATCGTGAGTTCGGCGCCGTCGGCGAGGTCGGCGAACGCATAGTCGCGCCCCTCAACAGTCAGCACGCCGCCGGAAACCGAGACGGTGGTGTAGTCGCCGAATTCTGCGGGACCATACTGCGGCGAAAGAACCAGCAAAAACATCAGAACCACCTCCCCACTGCGCTTGCCGAGATCACGGTCGCTGTCCCAACCGCGCGCGACACAATGTCAAATCCGCGCAACGTAGCCGCCGTCGCGCTTGCGATACCGTTTCCAGTGCCCCAGCCAGCTCCTGTGCCCCATCTGAACAGGCCTACGGCTATTGCAGGAGAGCCCGCAAACGAAACCGGGAATGTCCACGACCTCGTTCCGGTAAAGAGCGAGCCGTAGGCGGTATCGAGCGCCTGGTCGGTGACGCTCATGTTGATCCAGCAGATCTGGGTACCGTCTGCGTACCGCACATATTCGCCGTTCGTGTTCGACCCTCGCTCAACCACCGCGCCCGTCGGCACACCGCCGGAAACCGAGACCGATCCGAGCAGATTTTGGGAGTGATAGACGGTCACGGGAGCCTGCCAGGTGCTCGCAACTCGCTGACGCATACGCATCACCGGCGGCCCGGCAACGGACATGCCCAGCTGGACGGCATACCCGCCGTCCTGCTCTGCATGGACCATCTGCCCCACATATGCGCCGAGCATCGTTCCGGCAGTGTTCGGGGTGACGCGATAGAGTCCGTTCGCGAGCGAAACGTTGGCATCGCTCAGGGTATTCGAGGCGGACGCCTGTAGGCCCCAGCCATTTTCGCCGACCGCCGACGCTCCGATTGCGCCGCGCGCCGCAGCAGCATTGGCCGTTGCGGCCAGCGCCTTCCCGGTAGTGCCGAACCCCATGGCGTCCATCGCGGCGCCCCCGGTGGGGGCGGTCGACCAGGGCTTGAGGCCGGCAAGCGTTGATCCCCAGGTCATTGCAAGTTGGTTGAATCGATCCGACAGGTCCTTGTCGTAGCCCAGCACAGGGGCTACGGAATAGGACTGGCCGCTGGCCGTGCTGCCCTGGTAGTTGGGCTTGATCGAGATGACCGTCGAACTGGCGACGTTTGTGACCTCGTACCAACGACCATCGGGGCCTCGAAAAGCATCGCCGACCCGGACATTGGACGAGAACTGTGTGCCGGCACCGGTAACGGTTGGGCTATTTGCGGTCACCGCTACTGTGCCACTGGAATACCAAGCCATATGGCCTCCTAGTAATCACGCCACAACTAAAAGCGGAGTGTTAAACGGAACCTGGAAAGCAGGTTGACCTCCCCCCGGCATGTAGGCTGTCACGTATATGTGTGAATTCCCTGAGAATACAAACCCTAAGCCCACGTCAGAAGGATCAGGCGTATGGCCTGTTTGCGCATTGAAATGACTCACTAAAAAATATGCCCCACCCCACGTCCACGGAGTAGCCCAAGTGTTCAACGTATAACCAGGCAGCGCGCCTGTATCCCTGCCAGCGTAGTTCCAATTCTGGCTTCCACCTAAATATCGAGCAACTTGACGATTGCTATCAAATACAACCCGTGACTCATTATCGAATACCTGCATTCCCCATCCAGAGGTTCTAGGCAAATACACGGCACAGGCTTTCCACTTACCGCCATACGCAACTCCAGTCATTGCCGAGAACACAAGTTGAGAGAACGTGAACCCGGTCCAGCTACCGGGAACTCCCACATGCTTAAAAAAAGATATTAGATGGGAACCGTTTGGCGAGAAGAATACAAACGGAGGAACTACGCTAGCTATAGGTGCGGGATACGTGACACTCCCTCCACTGTATGTTCCTTCTGCAACGACATGCATGCATGGGTGATCTTGATCGATTATAACCTGACCGTAATCACCTACAAACTTCACACCGTAACTCATGAGAACATCACCGCATATAATGTATATATAGAGTTAGACGCACCATTTCGCATAAATGTCATAGTGGATCCAGATATTGTGTATGACGGTATATATGCATAGGGATTCCCATCGACCGTTAAGAACAGCACTCCCCTTGATGAATCGAACCCCGGCACAGCAACCGACATACCTTGCGAAACACTTCCTATAACCAGTCGATACACCATGCGCATGGCGTAAGAGGAACTATCGAACACAATGCTACCGCTAGCGTTGCGCTGCCGAATCCCGAAACTCATACATCCAGATTCCCAATCTGGACTCGTAGAACTAAGTTTCCGTCATACACTTTGATCGCCTCTGCCGTTTGCCGCATAAAACCTCCGCTAGTGGAACTGTTCATCGTCAAGCTCCCCGCTTTATCCAGCTTCCACAGCGGCTCGCCGTTGGCACCAAGGGCGGTCGACTGGATCACGTTGCCGATCTTCGCGTTGGTGATCGAACCGTCCTGGATCATCGCGTTGTTGATGAACATCTGGCCGCCGACGATCGAGACCGGCGCCACGGTCTGCCCGCTGGAACTGTTGAACCAGAGGAAGCGATCAGCCTGGAACGCCATGGTCGTCACGCTCGTACCGCTGTCGAAGCCCAGTTGCCATCCCGCCGCATACTTCTGCCCGTTGGCATGCGCCTGGAGCTTCACGCTGTAGAGCGCCTTGACATTGCCATCCAGCGAGGTAACCGCTTGAGAGGTGGTCTGGATGTTCGCCTCGTTGGTATCGGTGCGCGCGCTGACGGTATCCACCCGCTGCCCCAGGGCGCTGTCCGCGTTGGCGCGGACGGTCTGTTCGGTGCTGATCGCCGAGGCGTTGCTCGCAACCTGGCCGGTGAGCTGATCCAGGCGTTGGACGGTTACAGCATTGTTCGACGCAACGACCGACTCGACAGTTGCGATCCTGCCTTCCGCCGTCTCGGTCCGCGCCTCCAGCAAGCTCGTCCGCTTCGCCTGCGCTTCGTCCTCGTTCGCCCGCACGGTGACTTCGGTGGCTGCTCGAGCAATGGTGTCCCAGCCCTTCAGCGCATCCGCCTTCTCTCCCGTCGCCGGCTCCCGGCGGGCAGCAGCCTGCAGAACATCCAGGCTCGAAGCCGCCGCTTCGACCTTGCCGTCGAGCTCGGTGATATCCGCGGTGTTGGTGGCCACCTGCTGGGCCAGGCCGTTGGCCGTCTCGATCGACTGTCCGATGTCGGCCCAGTAGGTCGCGTTCGGCGGCGAGGCGTTGAGCGGCACCGCCTGCTTCGCTTGATATAGCCGGTTGCCGACCCGCACGATATCGTTCTTCGCGTAGGTCTTCGTAGGGTCGTAGGCCAGCACATCGGTCAGATTGTCGATCTGGTCCTGCAGGCCACTGATATCGACCTGCATCTGATCGATTTCGGCGAAGAACTGTTCACCCAGCGCGGACTCGACGTACTCCTTGGTGATCAGCTCGTTGTACTCGCTCGCATCCGTCGAGCTTATGCCGTCGACCCAGGCCGACCAGGGGCCGACGTTGCCGGTCCTGTCGATCAGCCGCCCGCGGAAGGCCAGGCGAGCGCCGGCCGCCAGCGAGGTCAGCGTGTGGGTATCGGTCGGGTATGCGAACAAGCCCAGGGCAGTTGCGTTCTGTTCGCTGCCGCCCGGGGTGACCGACTGCTGGATCTCGGTGTAGGCGGTGTCCGCCGCGCCACTGGCCGGGAATCCCCACTCCAGACCGATCTTCCACGGTCCGCTGGTGGTACGCAGGAACGCCAGCGCCGGCGGCGCGCCGGTCTTACCGCTGAGCTGGGTCAGGATCGAACTCTTCCAGACCGACGTGATGTCGAAGGCCGAAACCGCGCGCACTCGCGCCAGATATCCACCTGCGTAGATGCCGGTCACATCGACGCTGGTGGTGCCGGCACGCGGCAGGCGGATCCAGTTGCCGCTGTCCTTCTTCCACTCCACGTCGTAAGCGACAGCCCCTTCCACGGGTGGCCAGGCGATGGTCATCGTGCTGACCGCCAACCCCTGATCGAACTGGTAGTGCGAGGTCAGCGTGACGCTCGCCGGCGGCGCCACGGTGGTGATCGGGATAACGCTGATCGGCCGGCTCTCCAACTTGGCGCCAGTGTCGATCGCTGAGAACTTCCCGGGCTCATACTGCAGCGCAGTGATCTCGAAGACACCGCGCTCCGGCTGGCTGACTTTCATCACACGGTAGAGCGGCACCGCCAGGTCGTCGGCATCGAGGGTCCAGACCAATTCCGGTAGCGGAGTCTCGCTGTAGGCTGTCGTCACGGTCACCGCGCGCCCGGCTACCGACTGCACGGTTCGCGCCTCAGCCTTACCGCTGGGCAAGTTCAGGAGCAGCCGGTCGCCAGCTTTCGCCTGAGTATCGCGATCCAAGGTGATCACTCGGCCAGCAACCGCCGAGATCCTCCCGCCGATCTCCCGTCCAGCCAACAGCGCGTCAGCCACCGGAATCACCCATCCCGGCAGCGGAATCGCCCCGTCCATACCGGTACGGAACGTTACCGTGCGATCCTGGCTGTTGGTCAGGATCGCCCATTTTCCGCGCCGCTGGGCCTCACTCTCGCGGGTGCAGCCAATGGCTGCCACCTCGACCGGGTTGTCGCCGTAACGCCGCTGCAGGCGCTTATCGGTGGCCACAGCCACGTCGGTGTCGTAGTTGTTCGCCGGATTGTCGTAGCTGACCAAGGCACGGCTGTAGCGAGTACGCTCACTGGCCGAGCCGTAGCTGAAGCGGCCGTCGATGACATTGGCCCGGGTGTAGGCGAAATCGACGTCGGTGGCGCGCGGAATATCCGCCTGGATCTTCAGTTGGCCCTGGGCCCAGTACGCCATGCCGCGGTAGATAGCGGTGAGGTCGCGCAGTAGCTCCCACGCCCCGGCGCGGCTTTGCAGGTTCAGGTTGCAGGTGTGCCGCGGCTCCTGGCCACCCTTCCCATCCGGCACCAACTGGTCGCAGTACTGGGATATCCGGTACATCTCCCAGCGATCGATCATCCATGCCTTGATGCGTTTACCCACACCGAAACGATCGTTGGTCACGATGTCGTAGGTGTGCCAGACCGGGTTGTCGGTCCAGGCCTGTTTCATCGTGCCGTCCCAGATGCCGAGGTAGGCCCGGGTCTCCGGATCGTAGTTGCTCGGCACTTGGACCTTCCGCCCGCGGCAGTCGACTGTGACAGCCGGAATGTTGCTGAACTGCTCTGCGCTGAACTCGACGTACAGCAGGGCCGTGTTCGGGTAGCGCAGCTTCGCGTCGATCACCTCGGTGTAGCCGGCGATCAGCATGGTGTCGGCGATACGGTTGTTGTTCTGGTTCGGCGTCAGGCGCCGCACGCGCAACTGCCAGCCACTGGTGGCCGCCGGCAGGTCGATTCGGCGGGAGCGCTCGTAGCGGGTGGTGGTCTTGCCATCGACGGCCTCGCGCAGTACCTCCTGATAGGCGCCGCCGTCGGTGGCCAGATCTACGGCGTATTCGATCCGGTACCCGCCGATGTTGCCGTTGGTGTCCTGCTGCTGGAGCGCCGGCCAGGCGAAGCGCAGGCGCACTGCGGAAAGTTGGGTATTGCTCAGCGAGCGCACCCAGGGCGTATCGCTGCGCAACTCGACGTTGACGCTGGTTTCATTCTCAACGGCAGGGATGCCCGGGATGTAGTCCTGGTCCACCGACCCCGCGCGCCACTCCCACTTAACGTTGGGGAAGTTCAGGTTACCGCTCGGGTCCATCAGCGGGGTGTTGTCAAGGTAGATGTCGCGCTCGCTCGGAACGCCGGCGAACTCGCCCTCGCCCACGGCGAGCAGGATCTTGGCCATCGCGACCGAGCGCAGGCTGTCGGGTGCCTCGACCGGCTGTTTCGGCTTGCTACTGCCGCCCTTGCGGCCGGCCAGGTGCTGGTGAACTGCGCCCATGCTTTCCTCCGGGCATGAAAAAGCCCGCCGAAGCGGGCATTGGTGGTCTAGGCAGAGCCTACGCGGCGCTATCCAAGCCGAGCGTCATCTGCAACTGGTCACGCCAGTACTCGACCTGGTGAATCAGTCCCGGCTTCTTCTGCTTCCACCGGGCTAGCTCACGACCGTTGAGACTGGCCAACTCTCGAGCATCACGCAGTTCGCGGCACGCACGGTCGAACTGGCGCTTTTCGGTCAGTTCGCCCCGCAAGAGAGCATCAATGTGTAGGTCGCACCAAACAGCAAAGTCGACATCGAGCCAGCGAGCGAATGCCACAGCCAGCTTCGGATGCAGCCAAGTGCCACCGGCACGCCCCTTCGAAGTCTTAACTAAAAGGTGGGATTCCCCCACATTTAAATGGCGCGCCAGTGCGTCCGTGTATTTCACCGTATCCGGCAGGCGCAGCCATTCCACCGGTTTTTTGCCGAAACGCTTGGCCACATCCGTGGCATTGATCCAGCCATCGGAATTGAATCGAACAGCCTGACCCTGATAGTTGAAGGGAATAACGTTAGACATAGTGATGCTCCATCCGCCTGAAAAAGAGAAGTGCAGGCAGGGGCGTAGGCGGAGCTGGACCGACCCTTTTCGGTAGCGAGCCTAGCCTGCACGTGTGCCCCAGTTGGGGGTGCGGGCACAAAAAAGCCCCGGCACGCCGTGCGGCGTCCGAGGCTTTGGGTTTTCTGTGGGCACAAAAAAAGCGCCTTTAGGCGCCTTAGGGAAGTCAGTTACTTTTGTTCCAACAATGCCTGAACCATACAGTTTTTGATTATCAAACGCAACTCATGCGGCTGTAAGAATCGGCAACGTATGTGTATCTTGCCCCCTTTCCACGCGGATGGCTACACCTTGTCCTCGGCGTAGATCGAAGCCGAGATAATCGCCCCGCCCCAGCGCCTTTTGCCATAGCAGATCGGAACCGGGTTACCGCTGGCGGTGGTGTTCTTCGCACTACCGAAGGCATAGCTGGGCAGGTTCTCCGGCGCCGCGCTCTGCTTCAGGCCCTGGGCTTGGGGGCTGAGCATTTGGATGACGCCGCCGATCGCCATCGCCACACCGGCTGTCCCCATAGCCCCCGTCAGACCACCGGCAGCGGCGAAACCACCTGGGCCGGCCATGATGGTCGCCGCCACGATAAGGGCAACGCCCACAATCGTCTGCACCAACCCGCCACGCTTCCGGCCACGCATGACCGGAGCAATGCGAATTTCCTCGGCGCCCCCGAACTGCAGCTCATCTTCGGAAATGTTCCGTTTCCCACGGAATACAGCGAACTCCATACCTCGCAGGTGGGCATTGGCGAGGAAGCGCTCGAGGCCTGGAATCTGCACGCACAGGGCCTTGATCGCTTCCGCAGTCGACCCGACGAGCATACGGTACTCCCGACCGAACTGCCGGAGCGCGCCGTAGAGTTTGATGGTGGTCATCGGAGTGTGGTGCGCTGCGGTGGTCATGTGTTTCTCCAGGTAATAAAAAACCGCCCGAAGGCGGTTCTTCGAAAAAAACGTTAGTTAAATCTACCGACCTTTGAGCCAGTAAAGATCGCCATGAATATAGTGCGAAATTCCAAGCTCTCTCAATACTGAGTTGGCCGAACGCTTGTCAGAAAATGGTCCAACTACCACCGTCAAGCCCGAAGCTGAAGCTATAGGCAGTTTCAACTCCTCAAACTTAGCCTTCGCACCATTAATCTCTTCTACGGACTTACACTTCACCTTCACAGCCCAGCCAGCGCTTATCCCGACTGGTGCTGATTTTTCCGCTACCGAGTCAACATCAGCTCCACAGTAACGACACTTGATCGCAGCACATTTAATCATCTCGGCGCAATACGGACATGGTCGAACATCACTTGCTTGAACTTGCAGATTTAGATTATTTCGACTCACAGAGTTGTTGCTCTGAATCTCTCTTGTGGCAGACGCAGCCCAAACCAAAGCGGCAACCCACCCCACAAAGGTCCATCCGAGAAGCAGATTCAATACAATTATCGCGCCTTTATTATGATGTTTTCTATTTTCAGCGATTATTGCAGGTAAAAAGTAGAGGACAACACCTCCAATCAGAAGGACAAAACCGAGCAATAAAGAAGAACCGCTTTCCATATCCAGCCTCCTAAAAGCTCGCAATCTACCATCACCTAGCCAGCATCAAAACCCAGAATCCGCCCAGCAGAAACAGAAAGGGCGCCCGAAGGCGCCCTCTCCATGCCGTTTACGGCCCAAACCATGCCCCCGTCAAGCCGAATCTCAGCTTGCCAGACCTGACCCCACCCCACCTGACCTGAGCAAATCAGACCACGCCGTGCCAGTTGGTGGCTGTCGCCACCGCAATGCCCCTCATTGAAGGGGCATTACGCTGTTTTCAGCCCATGCCTTGCCATGCACCGCCGAACCGCACCATGCCCTGCCGAACCACACCCAGCCCAGCCGAACCGCACCTAACCAGACCCAGGCTAGCCCAAGCTTGCCATGCCAAGCCGTACCGACCCACGCCTTACCGAGCCCAGCCATGCCGAGCAATTGGCGCTTGCGCACCGCACAACGCACCCACTGGATGCGCTGTACGCTGTGAAGCTCAGGTCAGAGCCTTCGTCGTCATTCCGCGCAAGGCGGAAAACTTCGCGAGTTGGTCCAGATTGTCCCGGCGCTGTTCGTCCGTCAACTCGGTGATCCGTAGATGCCGAAGCTTCTGCCCGGTGCTACGGAAGACCTTGCGGACATTTCGCCCCAGTTCATCCATCGCGACGCCGGTCTGTTCATGAGGCGGCACCCATCGGTATCCGCGCCCGCGAACCGACTGCAGGCAGACCTGATGGTCTCGAAGCAGTTCGGCTTTGAACGCTTCGACGTTGGCCAACCATTCGAACTGCCGATCGCGGAACTGCTCGACCGTGAGCGCCTTGGAATCACTCATCGAAGGCATGCCGAAGCGCGCTTCAAGCCAGTCGTGTCCGACCAGGTCCCCATACTTGAACTCCTTGAGGAAGTCTTCGACAGCCTGCTTGTGCACCGGGTACTTCGTCACTTCAGCCATAGGCCACCTCGAAACGCCCGAAGCGGGGACGGTACTCGCACACGCCGATCAGCTTACCGGAGTCGTCGATAGCCTTCTTGACCTCCTGCAGGTCCAGCACGTCGGTGTTGATAGCGACCTCAAGTTCGCATGCCCAGTCCAGGAAGATCGGCCTGTACCGCATGACCTTGGCCTGACCGACCTTCACTCCGCGGCAATCCACGAATCGCTGGTCGTCCCAGAGCGCCTCCGGCGTCGTCGGCCCATCGAAGTCCAGCGAGGCCTTGTCGGTCATCACCAGCGCTCCACGCTTCCAGTGGGTGCCGAGCTTCTGCAGCTTGGCGCCGGCCAGGAACGTCGCGTCGAAGTTCGCGCCCGGGATGTGGATGCCCGAGGTTTCATCGAAGTACACGCCGGCGATGAACTCCGATCTGGCGATCGCAACGTGGTCGTCATCGACTTTCTTGCGCTTGCTGGTCAGTTCACGATGCGCCTTCGTTGCCGGGTGCAGCGGGTTGGCCAACTTGTCGCTATGCATCATGAGGGGGGATACCCCTTTTATGCGAAGGGTCAGCAGTTCCATGCTCATGCCGAAGCCCCCTTCTGCCAATTCAGCTCGTTGGCACAGTGCTTCCTCACGTGCGCTGCGGAACCCAGCCCATCCCACAGAAAGCCCGCCAACTCGACGCCAGCATTACAACCGAGCCCGCTGAGGTGAGTGGCCAGGCGACGGCTCTCAACGATCTTCCAGCACTTCTCCACGCAGTCGACCAGAAACGCGATGTTCGACCACGAGCAGGTGTCGACGGCCGACGCAGCTTTATCCTTCGGCAGCCACTCGCCTTCCAAGGCGTAGGCGGCGATGAAGTTCCGCGCGCTGTCGAGCTGGTCGGCCGGGATGTCCTCGGCGGTCACGACGCTGAACGCCTTGTGTACCTGGCTCCAGATGTGGTTCTTGGCGCCTCGGCGAATCGCCGACGGCAGGTGCCGCACCTTGCCATTGACGACGGCAGCCAGGCAGTGGAAGCCATCGGTTCCGATTGTGGTGGCGAGTACGCTGGCCGCGGTCCGGTCATCGCGCCGAACAGCGGCGCCCTCGTTCCAGTAGGCCCAGAGCACGTCGTCGCATTCGTTCTGGTAGGCGATGATGCCCTCGCGCAGCGCCGGGCGGACCTTGTTCGGGTGGATCGACATCAGCCAGCCGGTGAGCTTGCGGAGCGGGAGGCAGGAAACTGGACGACGCTGGGTGTCCCCGGTAGCTGAATCACCATTTCGGTGATGCAGGTGGCGAATCGACCTGATTGCAGCTTGCGGTGCTGGCTCTGCCAGGCCAGCCCCATGCCCTCCACCACCGGCTTCATCGGCACGAAGGGCTCCCCTGCATTGCCCACCAACAGGAGTTCCTTCTGGCGGAACGGGATGACCTGAGCGGTCGCTGTGCTATTATCGTGCATGACGTTGGTTTCCTCGTAGATTTCGACGTTTCCCCGAAGCCCTGGGTGTTGGCGCACCTGGGGCTTCTTCTTTTCAGGCCTGCTGCTGGTCACGCTGCATGGCCTCCTCGACGATCCTCATCATCACCCAAGCTTGGCTCCGCTCTTCCTGTTCAGCCTTGCGCTCCAGCCAATCCTTCTGGTGCGGCTTCAGCCGAAAAGCGACCTGCGGCATCTCTCGGACTTTCATGACTCCTCCCTCATTTCAAAGCACCGTGCTTTGTTCGTGCAATTCAAGCACCGTGCTTTGTTGCTGTCAATAGCACGGTGCTGCATTATTCGCTCATGAGCAGATCAGACCCCCAAGTAAACTTCCGTATGCCCGCCGAGTTGAAAGAGAAACTTGAGCAGGCAGCCGCAGCCAATCACCGCTCGATTACAGCGGAGCTGGTGTCTCGCCTACAGGACAGCTTTTTCCATGAGAACGTTGGTCGTCATCAGAACGCAGGCTTTATCGATGTCGTCCTAGACGCCCAGGGCGAACCGATTAGTTGGGACGAGATCCGCGAGCACATTCGTGGAATTAATCGCGAAGGAAATTTTGAGGTCTTTGAACAGCGCGTAACAGTGCTCACTCCAGAACTGGTCAGCAGCAAACTTCGCCAAGAGCACGCTGACCGGATCGAGAGCTACTACCAGCGTTCGCGTCGGAAGCGCCCAGGAGGCAAGCCGCCAGCTGAAAGTTAGCGCCGCCCATTTCTACCTACCTCGGGTTGCTTGAGACCACGCAATGACCATGCAGCCCCAGTTAATCGCCGTCTACTCAAGGAGTCGCAATGCACAAGGTCTTGTTCGCGGTCAGAGTCGTCCAGAAGGGCGAACTGGTCGGATATAGCAGTCATCAACTGACCCTCCCCTTCGTGCCGTTCCCTGGCCTGCATCTTGAACAAGGAACCAGTTGTAAGCTCTGGGAGACAGTGACCGGGTCAGAGCTAGATCCAGTTGTTGAACGCGTCATTTACGACCTGGATGAAGAGCAGTTTGTCTGCCTGTTCAACATTGACACTCCATTGCGCGCTTCCTTTTGGTGCGACGAGAAAGCCCCAACGCCAGGAGCCATCAGTGCTATAGGCGACTACTTCCGCCATTTGCCAATCTCTAAGTAATCCAAAGCCGAACAGCGCCGACCTTCAGAGGATGTCACGTCAGCTTCCTCCGCGATGCCGCAACACCAAGCGCATCCGGCCGTACCTCTGGGTCTACCTCAGTCGCCTCAAGACTGGATGAAACCACAGTGCCACCACCCACTCAGGTCCCGTAATCTTGAATGGCCTCGTCAAAACAAAACGCGAGGCCACAATGGATATCTGCTACAGCTACAGCTACAGCTACAGCTACAGCTACAGCTACAGCTACAGCTACAGCTACAGCTACAAGGAGCATTTTATGGCCGAAAAGTCGTATCTAACTGGGAAGTGGGCAATCTTCAAGAGCAGAGCCTCGACGGAGGTGCTTGGTTACATCGTGGATGGCATTGGGCAAACGACAGTCCCTGGACAGCCACCCTTCAGCATTATTGACTCTGCGCTCTTTGCCCCTGACGGCACTAGGCTAGGCTATCTAGCTCCATTGGAAGGAAGCTGGGTGGTGAACCTGGGCGACTATGAGATAGGACACGTACTACGTGCCCTGCCGTAAGACACTGGAAGGTATTCACCTGACCATGGAGATCGCATGACCATTAGAAGTCTCGTCCACAACCTGCCTAAAGACCCGGACAATCCCGGCTGGGTTCTAGGCTGGGCGGTTGTCCAAAGCGCGCCTTGGAGATTCATGGATATTTATGCGTCCAAGGAAGCAGCGGACGCCGAGGCGGTACTGCTCGGCGAAGGCTTCGGCGTCGAATACGGCTCGCACGAGGTGGGCACTGACAACTTTGTCGGCGGACTCACTCCACCGTCAGCGTGATACGTGCATCCTTCGGCCCAGACAGCCTGAAGTCGAAGGAGCACTCCCCGCTCTTCAACTCCGCGGTAAGCCCTACCTCGCCATGAACCATCCGGCGATAGCCGGGGCCGCCACAAACCTTCCCAGAGAATCGCTCAACACCCACTTCTTGGCTTCCCTTCAGCACAGCGATCTCCGCATTCCCTGCGAGATAGCTGATGCGGAGTTCATAGACTTGAACCATTGATTCCTCCAGCGGCAGCGCCGCTCAGTTGGTTTTCGCTTCTCGATGACGCAATACCAGTCGCGCCCGTTCAAGCCACGGCCCGCCGAACACGATGATCTCTGAGGGTTTCCCATACAGGTGGTGCAGCAGGAAAGGCCCGGCGCCGAAGTGCTGCACATCCTCGCCAGGTAGTGATGGGTCGTCCGCCAGGAATATCCCGGCGTGGTTCGGGTGCGCGGTGCGCCCCACCGCCATCACGATCATGTCGCCGCGCTGCGGCCGATCAACCCGGACGAAACCGGCCCCCTCGAACTGCTGCTCGTAGAGGCTCGGACCGTCTGCCCGCTCCCACCAGCCGTCGGCACGCTCGAAGTGCGGGAACTCGATGCCCCACGCCCTCTGGTACCAGTCCGAGCAGACCTGCCAGCAGTCCTGCACCCCATGCACGAAGGCGCGCCCAAGCAGCGGCACCTGGTCGACAGGCTCGATGGTGCGCAGGTCGCCTTCCGGCCAGCTCAGGATGTGCCATGTCAGGCCAGAGGCGTTGCACATCGCGACGTCTGCGGCACTCGGTCGGCTGGTGGCATCGGGGTGGCTGTGCACCACGGCGACGATCTCGCCCTGGTCCTCTGCCTCGGCGTACGCCTCGGGTGCGATGCGGAACTCTTCGCTGGCGTCGGTAGCGGTGTTTTCGCAGGGAACGTACCGCTGGCTCCGGCCGGAACGGATGATCAAGCCGCAGCACTCGCGCGGGTACTCTGCCGCGGCGTGCTTCTGCACGGCAGACAGGATGTGCTTGAGCATGGTCAGCTCCTGGCGATGATCGAGACGGCAGGGAAGCCGCCGAAGGGCAGTTGGTTGCCTTCACCGAAGCGCGGGATGCAACCGGTGCCCAGGCAGCCATCACACTCGTCCCGGGCTGGGTCGTCGGTGGGGTTGCCGTCGATGTCGAAGTACGGTCCGGTGTAGCCGCAGTCGGGCCCGCGGTACCCGCCCGTCATTGCCCAGTGGCAAAGGGTGGTCATCTGCCGGCCGACCTGCTCGCCGCCAACGTCGCCTGGCGAGGCCAGTTCCCAAGCCACGTACTGGCCGTCCTCGTTGGTTTTCTGGTCCAAGTACCAGATCTCGACGATCTCCTGGGAGGGATCAGCGTCGGGATTGCCGCCAGGGAAGTTCGCCGCGTCCAGATACCTCACCAGCGTCGTCCGGATGGTGAGGCGGAACTGGAGCAGGTCCTCGAACGCCAGGCAGAGCGCCGTAATCCGGCCATTGACGTTGCCGGCGGTGAAGCTCGGCCGCGCCGCAGTACCATCGCTGTTCGCCTCGATGCCCTCGATTTGCACCGGCCAGGCCGCGTATTCGTGGCCCTGCCACCAGATCGATTTCGCCGGCAACTGGTCGGCGTTGGCGCCGGCGGCGGCCAGTTCCTGCGGACTGTGCGGGATAGCGTGACCGTGGAACCGGACCACGTCGGCGCCGAAGTCGCTGCCGTCGAGCTCGAACAGCACGACCTCGCCGCCCGGCTCCAGCTTCTGGATATCGGTGATCAGTGTCATGGATGGAATGCCTGTTCAAAGGTACCCGTGAATCGCACCAGTCCACCAGCCAGCGGCATTGGACTGGGGTTCTTGCAGGTATAGAGCCCGAGATGCCCTAGAGGATTGGTCCAAAGGAACGATTTCGCCCCAGCGTGACGTTCCATGAACTCCAACAGTTGCACTGCAGCCTGCGCCTTCAGCACGCAGGTAACCGGCCAAGACTGGCGGAGGTTATTGATTCCGTCCGCTACCTCCTGACGGTAGCCATCGCCGAACTGCGCGGTGCGCACCGAGAAGCTCATGTCCGGGGCCTCCGGGCGCATCGTTGGCCAGTTGAAAGTCTCAATAGCCACAACTACCTCCCATTGATTGAGCGCCAAATCTGTCCACCGGCGCGCGTCGCTTTACCGATCTCTTCCACCGCAACCGCTCGGAAGCGACTTTCAAGTCCACGCTGCAGCGCTGCTTGATCAATTGCTCCAGCTTCCTGATCCTGGCTCTGAAGTGTCACTGGCGCGTAGATGCTGATACTCATAGAGCCGCCACCCGCCGCAGCAACCGACGCCCGGCCGGCGCCCAAAGGAACAACCGATCCGCCTTCTGCGCCAGTCATAAGGTATGTGCGGCCTCCTTGACTCAACAGTTCAGGCCCTCTCTCGTTCACCTCGTACAGCGAGTTCGGAGCCACCGTCCCCCCGCTTGCACGCTGACCAGCGACCCAGGAAGTGAAAGCGCTGCCGGTATAGTCGGAAGCACTGGTGCCACCCGCACCACCACCGAAGAAGCCGCTTACCGCTGAGCCCAATACGCTTCCAGCCAACCCAGAAAAAATCCCGGTTGCGGCCTGCCGCGTTGCGATACGTGCCATGTCGGCCAGCACACTCTTGGCGAAGTCCGAGAACGACAACTTGCCGGTCATGGCGAAACTGACAACTGCATCCTCCATGCTGCTGAAGGCGCTGGTGAACAGGTTCTTGGTTTGGCCCGCCACGTCCCTAGCACTCTCCAGATAGGTCTTGAACGCCGATCTGGCTCCCAGCGACCAATCCTTCTGAGCCTCATCGACTTGATGGAAGTAGTCGTTCTGCTTGGCCAGCGCCTTACGGTGATAATCGTCCAGAGCAGAGAGTTCCTTTTCGTACTGGCTCTGGCTGATACCGCCGTTGGTCTCGCCGCGGTTGCGCTGCTCCTGCAGTTTGGCGCTCTGGCTCTGGTACTCCTGCTCCAGCTTCAAACGCTCCTGAATGCGCCGACGCTCTTCATCGCCCGCACCAAGGCCAGCGATCTGCAGTTCGTACCCCTGCTGCACTGAACGCAGGCGCCCCTCAAGGTTTGCGCGGTACGCGTCAATCCTGGCGATTTCCTCCTTCTTCCTCGCCTCGGCCTCGAGCGCCACGTTCTTCTGAAGCTGCGCGCGAACCTCCGCCTCCCTAGCCAAGAGAGATTTTTGATCGGCAGTCAGGACAGCTTTCACCTTAAGGTCTGCGATCTGCTGCTCCCACTTCGCCATTTCACGCTGCGAAGCGGATAGTTTCTCGCTGGTACCAAGTTGCTGCTCCAGGGCTCCCTGCTGCTCGCGCAGACGCAACAGGTACTGGGTGGCAGCATCATCACGAAACTGAGAAGACCTGGCCGCCTTCGGGTCTTTGAACCGCTGATTGATGCCAGCCACCAGCTTGTCGAAGGTTCCGCCTGATACGCTATCACCGACAATATTCACGCCCTTGAGCCAGTCGGGAAGCGCGCTCAACTTGCCTGCCGAGATCATCTTCTCGGCCGCGCGGTAGCCGGCGACGTACTTCTTGGTCAGCTCATCAATGGCTTTCGCTCGCTTGGCCGCCGGGGAGACGTTGCCTAACTGGTCGCCCAGCTCTTTCTCAATGGCGATGAGCTGCTGGTCAGCCTCGCCCAGTTCAGCCTCCGACTTAGCATTCTGCTCGGACAAGTCTTTTCGGACGAGCAAGAGGCTGTTCTGCTCCTTCAATGCCTCTGTGGAACTGAACTGATCCCGAAAGGACTGAAATAGTGCTCCGGTAGCGGCCACGCCAGGCAAGCCAGTTGCAGCGCCAGTTAGCGCGCCACGCAAAGCATTCGACAGAAACGGAGCGTTTTGCCGTTGATCCAATGTCCGTTGGAGCGTCTGTATTTGCTCATTGAGGGTTGGAAACAAGTCAGCACGGATTGCAGCGTAGGCATTACCGATCGCCGTTTTAACTGCGTCCCATCCCTGCTCAACACCAGACAGAGACTCGCGATACTGTTTCAGCCTCTCCTGAGCGTTACGATGCAGATACTCGTTCAGTTGATCGACAGCCTGCTGATGGTCGCCTTGCTCATCGATCGCTTTGATCGCCTGATATTGCTCGTAACTCAGCAGCCGATACTGCTCGCTAACTCGTGCCGCTGCCCTAGTCGCATCATCCCCCAGTTCTGACAAAGACTTCGCCACATCCTCAATATCCCGCCCGGTAAATTGAGCGATTGCGCTGGTCGTTTCCGTCAGGCTCTGAAGTTGACCGGCCCCAACCTTTCCGCTGGCTGCCAATGCAATAGCAGCTCGATTCGCGCTGGCCAATGATCCGGAGACCGAAGCAGCCTGCTTAGCAACTTGAGCCAGAGCCGACCCAGTCATGCCTGCTGCGCCATTCCCAGCAAAAATTGCTTTGCTAAAGGCAGCAGCCTTTTTCTCTGCGTCGTAGAAAGCAAAACCAAGCGTGCCAGCAGCTGCAGTCAACCCGTTAACGGGGTTAATCAAGCTCAGCGCATAACCACCAACCGCCCGCAGCGCTGGGCCAAGTCCGCCGAACATATCGCGAACCTGTGCGCCTTGCTGCAGAAGGACCTGCATCGGGGACTGGCCGCCCTGGATGCTGACGACGACATCACTGAGCTGCGCGGGAAGCCCCCGCATAGCGGCCTGGGTTTGCCTGGCGGTAAGACCGGTCCGACCCAACTGATCGTTGAACCTGGCAAGGTTCCGGCTACCGGCATCGAGACTGGTAGATTGCTCCTGGACTGCAGTAGCGGACTTCTTGGCCTGTTCGGCAATGCGCTGCTGCGACTGGATGATGGCTTGCCCGCGAGCGTTGATCTCCTCCTGGTACTTGGTCCAGTCGATGGTCGAGGCATTCGCCTTCTCAAGGGCTACGCTGCTGCTGGTAGCCGCCTTCGCAAGCCTCTGATGGTAATCACTGGCCTCCAGCGAGGCGCGGACCATGTTGGAGATGCGCGCGGATGCTTGGGCAGAGGTTTCTCCGACCGAGTCGACCGCATTTTCAGCTCGGACGGCGGATCCGACCAGGCGATCCAGATCCTGAGCCGCCTGGTCGGCGCTCTCCGAATGCACGGCGATGCCAAGGCTTGCAATATCCATCGCTTACCCTTCATGAATTGTTGTCAGCGCGACGGCTTCCATCGTCTGGACGGCATCGAACAGTTCGGACCATTGAGCCCGCGGCACCCCGCGCAGCCGTAAGATGTCCTGTAAGACGCCGTAGTCCAGTCCAGTGGGACCGTTCATGCCTGTTCGCCACTGGGTGGACATGTCGCGAAACAGCAGGAAAGCCCGCCAGTTCTCAGGCCAGATGGCCACCTCTTCCACCGGTAGGTCATCAGGCCTGAGCCCCAGCGCAGCAAGGGCTTCCGCATCAGGCTCTGTCTTGTACAGCGCTGCCGCCGCGCTGGTCAGTTTCCCAGGCGGGCCTGGGTGATCTGCTCCATGTACACCCTGACAACCGCCGGGCCGGCGCCGAGGTAGTTCTGCAGCAGTCGCTGTACGTTCTCGTCGTTGAACGCGTCGTCGAGTTCCCAGCCTGCCGCGACGGCCATGATCGCCTCGCGGTCAGACAGTTCGCCCACTCCCTTCAGGAATGCGTCGAGATCATCCTTTGGCATGTGCTTGAAGGTGAACTTCACCTCGACACTCCCGCCGCCATGCAATGGGATTGGTACTGGAGCAATGAAAGTAGGCTTCGGGTCCAGGGAAAACTTGACTTTGCTCATACCCCCTCCTTACGCCGCCAGGTATCGAAGCGGACGACCAGACAGGCCAATGCTGATAGTGCGGGTCATCAACTGATTCCGCTCCATGGTCGGCGAACTGGTGATGCTCACGTAGCCGGGATACAGGATTTGGTCACCACTCGGCAGCTTCAGCCGGATGACGGTCAGTGCTTTCGTTTCCCCAAGATTCTCGACCACATCGACATATGCGGCGGACGGCTGGTCTTCGACCGTAATCTCCAGGGAAAGCGGGTTCCGATTGGTCGGGAGCTGCCGATCATCATCTTCTTCCAGGTAGCCAACGGTCAGATATTGCTGCTCGCCCCCCGAAGAGGAAAATCCGGTGACCTTCGAGATCTGAACCCAGGACTCTACCGGAACCACCGAACCAACACCGGAACCTGGGGTGTAGATATCAGTGTTGGTGGTATCCAGCCCACCCAGTGCGAAAGTATCAGCTGTGACCGCTCCGATGCGGCTGGCTCGGTCAGATATCTTGGCCCAGCCGGAGGTGATCAGAACGGCATCCCCCATCTCCAGGGAATGGCCAGTAGCGCTGGCAATCGGCGGTTTTGCGTTGGTAATTGCCGTGAAAGCAACGGCGGTCCCCAGTGTGGATGCAATTTCCAGCACGGAGCCATTGGGCAGCGGGAAGCGTGCGGCCATGAGTATTTCCTCTTGAAAGCCCGCCAGGCGGCGGATGGTTGTGCCCGATCGGGCTATTGGTCAGCCGCGCCGCGATAGGCAAAGCTGGCTGGAACGATGTAGGAGGCATCATCGAAGATGGCCGGTCCTTGCTCTACTGGTCCGGCAACAATCCCTTCGAAGTCACCGCGCGACAGGCGCGAGTCAACGCGAAACAGCGAAGTGATCTCATCCACAAGCGACTCTGCAATCCCCAGCGACTGGCCCGATGGGCAGACGATGCTGACCTGGTAGACACCCCGAAACTCGAGAGCCTCGCCAGCTAAATGAGGGGTGCTGGTCCCGCTTGGAAGTAGATACCCGCGGAGGTATGTCTCGCCGACCTCGGGAGTGAAACTGGACGCTTGAAACGCCACACGAATAGGCCTCCCTTTTGCCCATGATTTGAGCTTTTCCTCGATAGCTTGGCGAGCAAGAGAATGGGACATATCGACCCCTGGTCTGGTGGAGCTACACCTGGTTCGCCCTGACGGCGGCCTCCACAATCTGCTGGAATTCGGCGATGGTCACCCGGACCATGCCAGCCGGCGCCTGGCTGGAGTGCCCGTACTCCAGCGGTACCGCATACGGCAGGTTGTTCACCAGGTAGGCGGTATCACCGAGCTTCAGCGGCTGGACCCCAGCGGTCACTGCAGAAATTGCCTTGCTGCCAGTCGGGTCGACGTCATCAATCTCCCCCTGTGCGGCCGTGCCAATGCTGAACTGCCAGTTGGCCCGAAAGCGCCCGCCAACATACCCGCGCCCGGCCACCATCCCGTTGACGTCGAAGTTCTGGTCACGCTCCGCCTTGGTCAGCGGCTTCGCGTGCTTCACGCCTCGACGTAGCTTCCCGTTCCTGGTGAAGTTGCTCGGATTCAGGTTGATCAGGGTGTTGCGAATCGCGACGTTCTCGTCGTAGCGGTCCGCCGCGGCGCTCGCCCTCTGGCGGTAAGCGACGTTCGCGGCCCACCGCTCCGGGTCACCGACTGGAGATTTCTCGATCACCTTGGCGGACAGGTCCAACATGATCCGCTGGTAGATCGCATCGCCGGCAGCCAAGGCTTGGTCGCGAAACTGCGCCACCGCTGCAGCGAAGCTGCCCTGGCGCCCTGAGTAGCGTTGACGCATGCGAGAGCCACGGGCCATGCGCTACCTCCTCGCCTGCGCGACGAAACCGATGTCCAGGCCGGCATAATTCCAGGCTTTCGCAGTCACCACCTTGAAGGCCTCGCCGTCGAACTCGATACGGTCGCCGTTCCTCGGCGCCGGCATGTCCTGCCCCCCGAGCTGCACTGGTGACATGATGATCTCGACATCACCCTGTTGGATCAGCGAGCCATCGATAACCCGCACATCGTAGTCCTGGCGCATGCCGGAACCATCGAAGCGGCGCTCGATGGTTGGACTTCCACCGGTCGCCGGGTCGTACTCGCCCTGCTCGAACTTGGTCAGGCGTAGCTCAAGCCCCTTACCGCCCTTACTCCGTGGTGCCAGCATGCGTATGGCCATCGCCCGGGAACGGTCGTAGATATCGGCCATCAGCTCATCCTCGACACCCTGACGTTGAACATGCCGCCGCCGACGGTCAGCGCCTCCAGAAGCCGATCCACTGCAACGTAGCGCGGCTGCCCCTGGTTCACCGGATCGGCGTAGACCGTGGTGAGGGGCCCCACCGTCTCGGATTTCACGGCGGAGGCCTGCTGTACCGTATCCAGCGGCCCGTCAAGCGCCAACAGGGCCAGTTCGCACGTTGCGGCCTGCAGTTTCCGGTTCGGCCATGCCAGGCCGGTGCGTGGAAACTCCAACGGCTGGTCCGGGACGACCTTCGAGCCTCGGAATTGATAGCTGCGGTCGATGTAGTCGGTCGCCCTGATCAGTGCCGAGGAGCGGCTGTCAATGGAGGCCGACGCCCAGGCAGCATTGCCGCGCTGAGCGTGATACTCGGTAGCCTGGTCGACGGAGACGTAGCTGTTGGCGCTGTCACCCTCAGTCACCACCGCCATTGGCTTTCTCCTCGGTCGCCTTCAGGAGCTCGCGCAGCGAATCGGGCGTGGCGCCTTCCGGCACCTCGACACCCAGTTCAACGAGACGCGCCAGCACCTGCTCGTCGTTCAACGGCGAGGGCTCCTGGGCCGCCTTCGCCTCGGCGAGCAGTTTCGCCAGCGCAGCCTTGCCTGCACGCCCATCGAACGCAACGCCGAGGGTCTTCAGGTCAGCCTTAATTTCGTCGAGGGTCAGCTCGCCGTCCTGGCCACCCAAAGCCTTCGCAGCACCGATGGTTTGCAGTTCGATCAGGTCGTAGGCCGCCGAGTATGCCCGCGGCACCTCGCCGGCCACCGCATCGGCCTGTTCGAGGAAGTCACCCTGGCGATAGGCGAGCGGATCCCGAATCGTCAGCCCATTGCGCTGGGCGAACTCCATCTGGTCCGCGGTCGCCGGGCCAGCTACGAACCACAGAATCTTCTTGGTCATTGTCCACCTCATGAAAAGGGGGGCCTGGCGGCCCCTCTACGGTTACTTGCTCAGCACGAGAACGCCGGCGGTGTCCTTGACGCTGGTGGCGGTGCGCTCCCAGTTCGCCGCGGTGCCGATCGCGGTATCGTTCGGCGAAGCGCCGCCCGCACCGGTCTTCCAGGTGTAACCGAGCACGCCCAGGTTGTAGCTCCATTCGGCCTGGTAGACCGAACCCAGGTTCTCCTTGCCGGTGGTGCGGTTCAGGACAGCGTCGAAGTCGTTGTTGCCGGTCACCAGCACCGAGCTCTGCACCAGGCCCAACGAGCGGAACGAAGCCGGGTTGGCCTCGGGGTCGGCGCCAGCCGGCACGATCAGCGAGTCGGCGTCGGTCACCACGAACAGGCGGCCGAACGGGTCGCGCATCACGTTCACGCCGTCGTAGGTGAACAGGTTCTCGGCGTTCGCAAGAGCGTTGTCGTAGAGATCGCTGACCACGCTGGAGTGGAACACCCAGGCCGCGATGGCGTTGGCGCGGTCGCCGAACTTGAACGCCGCCTTGTTCAGGGTGCGGAAGGTTGCGGTCTCGGTGGCGCTGCCATGGGTCGCGTCGGTGTGACCACTGATCGCAGCCACCGCGCCGCGAATGGCGGTGTTCAGCATGTCCGCGACCCGTGCCTTACCCAGTTGCTCACCGATGGTCAGGGCCGCCAACGCCGGGTTCTGCAACACCCAGTTGTACTGGGCCGCTTCATACTCGATCGGTGGCGTGCCGGCGGCGACCTTCACTGCGGCGTTGAGCAACTGCGTCAGACGAGTCGCAGCCACGTTGCCGTTGCCGTAGACGTTGCGGCGGCGCACCAGATTGGCGATCAGCTTGAAGCTGGCCTTGATGTCGAAGTCGCCCTGCGCCGGCGCGTTCTGCAGGACGATGGTGCCGGCGGATGCCTGGTTGAATTTGTCGATCGCCTGGGCGACGGTTTCGGTCAGAGCCGTGTAGGTCTGCTTGTTGAATACAGCGAGATCGAAAGCCATGTGGCCTCCTTACTTGATCGTTTCGAGGTAGGCGACCTTCTCGGCCTCGGTCTTGCAGTCGGCGAGCGACTTGGCCGTGCTGCCGGAGGGCTTGCTGCCCGGGGCGTTCCGCCGCCGGAGTGGCCAGAGCCCTTCAGGATCTGGTCGCGGTAGGGGTACTGGTCGACGAGAATCTCCAGCGCTTCATCGAAGTCGGCGGCCTCGCCGGGACGGGCCTTGCTGTACAGCTTGTTGCCGTGGGCGTCGTAGGCGACGACATTGCCGTCCTCGATCTTCAGGTGCTTACCGAACACGGACTGCACCATGTCGGCCGGAACAGCCAGGCGGTCGGCCACGAACTTCGAGCGGGAGAAGCTGCCGCCGATCTTCTCGGCGTAGAGCTGCTGCTCCAACTGCTCCGCGCGCGTGGCGGCCTCGGTCAGCTTGGTGTCATAGGCCTTGCCGATTTCAGCCTTCACCTTCTCGATCTCGCCGGCATCCACCAGCTTCTTCGCGTCGAGATTGGCGACGGTTTCCAGGGCTTTGCGCGCTGCGGCCGGGTCCTCGATGCCTTCGAAGTCTTTTGCGATCTTCTCGGCCTTCTCCGCCCGCTCGCGCTGCTGCTTGGCCTCTCCGTTCAAGCGGGTGATGGTGGCTCGGGTACCAACCGCATCGAAAGCGATCTCCTTGCCGTCATCCTCCACGTAAACCGGCTTGCCATCCTGGACCTCGGCGTATTGCTTGCCATCGACTTCGACAGTCTTCAGTTTCATCTCGTCTTTCTCCGGCCATCCGGCCATTGCGATGGGCCATCCGGCCCGGAAGGCGCCCCGCTCCATCCGAAACGCAGGCATAAAAAAGCCCCGGACGTTGCCGGGGCCTACACGAATTGGTGATCAGTCGGGCGCGTACAGCGACTTGAGTTGGGCTAGGCTCAGCGGGTTGCCCCGCTGGTCCAACAGGTCGCTCAATGTGATGACACCTCGGCGCCAAAGGTCGGCGCGGCCGGGCCCCAGCTTCTCGTCCTGGAAGGCCTTCGACTTACCCTTGAGCCATGTCTCGAAGTTCAGACTGGCCGGCACCTGGCCGTCCATCGACGCCCGGGTGCTCTTCACCTCGTCGACGTCGATACCTAGCTCACGCATCGTCTTGAGCCAAGGCAGAGTGGTACTGCGACACCCCCAGTGCCGCGGGCAACCTTGCTTGTACGGCAACGAGTGCCCCACAGGCCTGAACTGCAGATCCCAGGTCTTCTGGTCGTAGACCATGCAGATTTCAGTGGTGTGCGAGTCCAGGGTGCTGAGCTGGCGATACCCTTTCACCGGGCCATTCTCGCCAGAATTGGCCTTGTAGACCTCCATCCTGGCGCCATTGGCCACCGCTTGGGCGCTGTTGTGGACCAAGGTCCGAGCCGCGCGCTTGCTGACATCCATGAAGCCCTTCACCGGCGGTTGGTCGCCCCGAGCCCGGCGGCCGACGATCTGGGTGACCATCTGTTCCGTGGTCTCGCCGTTCACGAAGCCATTGCGCACCACACCGGCGAACCGGAACGACACATCCGCAGCCTGCTTGAGCCACCATTGCTTGGTAGGCGCGCCCTCGATGAGCGTATTCGCAACCACGGCGCTGAGTCGGTTCTTGCCGACGCCGAGCATGATTGGCCGGCTCACCAGGCTGTTGACTGAGCTCGACGCGAAGCCTCCTTCGATGACCGCGAGTCGCCGCAGATTGGCATCATGCGCTGCAGCGATCTCGGTGTACTGCGCCTTGATTGCCTTGGCCGCCTCGTCGAGGATCGCGTTGACCTCCTTGACGTTCTTCAGCGGCAACCGGCGGCCCTGCAGCAGCTTCACCAGCTCCTCGGCGAGTTCGGTGATCTTCTCCTCGACTTCCTTCGACATACCCGCCGTGGTCCTGATCAGGTCGATACCATGGTCGGTATACAGCTCCGCCAGCAGCACCTCCAAGCGAGTCATATCGCAGGCTCCTGATTGCGGATCCGCTCCTGCTCCGACTCCCAGTCCAGGTCCTCGGCAAGCATGCCGCGGCGCTGGGCCTCGTTGAACAGGGTCTGGTCTGACAACGAGCCGCCGTCACGCATGCGCTGCAGCACACCCATGGTCTCGGCCGGAGCGTAATCCGGGTCGAGATTCGGCTGGAGCTGCACGGTGCCGCCCTCGGCGCGGTTGTTCAGTGCGAGGGAGAGGTACGATAAGAACAGCACCAGACTGTCCTGCAGGCCCTGGCACATCATCGCCAGTTTGCTGGTCTCCTTCGCCGATTCCTCGCCAGACTGCTTCGCCGTCATGACCTGGGTGGACTTTTCCACCAGCTTCGCGCCGGCCTGCCGCATCTCCTCTTGCAGTGAGTCAAGCTGTTCCCGCGCGGTCTTGATGGCGGCGCCGGTGTGCTCGACATACTTCATGTCGGATTCCCGAGGCAACTTCACCGCGGAGCGCGCGCCGATGGCCAGTTCGTCGCCGGAGTCGACGCCAGTCATCACCAGGATCGGCACGCAGGCGACATCAACCAGACTGTCCAGGGAGGACTGGAGCCACCAGTGCTTCGCCACCAAGTGGGCGAGTTCGAGCAGCGGTGGCTTCGCCGTGAGAAATCCGGTACGCGCGGTGTAATACGGCACCAAGGGAATGAAGCCGAGCGTGTTCGGCGTGTCCGACACCATCTCCCACCCGTCCTTGCCCTCCTCGAACACTCGATGCCGGTGGGGCTCGATCACGCGGATCTGCTCAACGGACTCGTCGGTGAACTCGTCCACCTCCTCCACCCGGCACGTCCGGAAACGGAACTGGGTCAGGCTGTCGACACCAGCAACCTTGCCGGTCTTCCACCCCAGCACCTGGCCAGGCTCGATCAGTACCCCGTAGGGCCTGAAGCCGGCCTGTTGCTCGGCCTGCCGTGTGTTCGGCAGATCCTCTGGCCGTTGCGGTATCTCGACCAGGGCGAACTTCAGGCCATACTCCAATCCGCCGCGGAACCAGTCCTGCGCGAACACCTGCAGGTCACGCCCCTCCGTATCCACGTCGGTCAGCAGGTCGGCAACCTCCTGGGGCACGTCATCGCCGATCACGACCGGCTTCGCAAACACTCGCCCCACCATGGCGCCGACCGTTTCCTCGAACGCGGGGTGCAGCGTCGCCAACTTCAGCCGCGCTTCATAGTCCTCCCTCGTCTCGAGCTGACGCTTGGGCAGATACGCCTCCGCCACCTCGCGCATGGCCGAGGTGCCGCCCTTGATGCAATCGATCAGCTTCCAGTGCTCGCGCATCTCCTCGACAGCGGCGCAGCACCGGCAAACGGAATCGCTCATTGTCAGAACCTCAGGGTGGTAACAACGGCCGCAGGTCGCTCGACCGGGAATTCCTTGTGAATGAAGTAGCCCGCAGCATCGTTGGGGTGATCGATGTCGGCGGACTTGTCCGGCTCACCGTTGGTGCCCCACACCTGCTGCTCGAGGGCATCGGCGTAGGTCGGGCAGCGGTCGGGATTGACCCGATACCGCCGCTCGCCCTTGGCGTTGCAGAACATGGCGTTCATGGAGTTGATCCGGTCCTTGACCGGCGGGTTGGCGGCCGGAGCCGATACGACGAAACCGGCCTGCTTGAGCAGCGCGATATCGGTCTCGCTGGCCCGTACCGATTTGCGCGAGTCGCCGGAGGCGTCGGGGTAGATCCTGATCTGGCGGGTAGGCCGATATTCGCCGTCGGCGTACAGCCAGAACCGCTCCTTGATCTGGCGGATCATGTCCGGGGTGTCGTACCCATTGACGATCTCGTCGACCGCGTGCGGCAGTCCCAATCGCTTCACATGCACGACGGCGGCCATCTTGCCGACGTTGAAGTCCATGCCCACGAACAGCGTTTCGCCGGGCTGTACGGTCTCCTGCGAGGCGTTGAGGGTGCGGTCGTAGGCGGTGTAGATCGTGCCCGACGTCAGGTTGACGAACTGGCCGCGCAGGTACGCCGCGATCAGTTGCGGCGGGTACGACTCCATCAGCGAATCGATGTAGTCGTCCGGCAGGTTCGCCTCGTTGTCGTAGGTGCTGGCCTGGACCAGTCCATACAGGTCCTGCAGGTGCGGCCTCTCGCGCAACTGCTTCACGAACTGCTGGAAGACGAACTTGAAGCCTTCCGGGGTGGTGGTGACGTCGACGCGGTTGCGCAGGCCGTCCACCTTGTAGCGCATCCGCGCGATGATCTTGCGCCAGGCCTGCTGGGCCTTCTGCGCTGGTAAAACGTCGATCTCATCGCTCAGCGCGCGGCCGACCTTGAAGCCGACGATGGTCTGCGGCTTCTCCATGGAGCGGCAGATGATCGTCGTGCGGTAGGCGCTACCGCTGTACAGGTGAACCTCATGGTTCGCCTGGTTGATCTTCGTCCGCAGCCCCCAGTCGAAAGCCACCTCCTCCATCGTTGGGTAGAAGATGTCGCGGATCTGGGCGTAGGTCGGCGCGAAGTAGCCGGCGTTGATGCGCGGCCATTCCCAGGCGTGCTGGGCGAGGCCTGAGCAGCCCACCCAGGTCTTGCCAGAGCCGAACCCGGCCACGAAGCCGCAGAACTTGTGTGGAAGCGCCAGGAACTTCGCCTGGGGCCTATTCAGCGTCGGCATCGCGCACCCTCGCATCGATGATTGTCACCGCGACGCTGGTTGGCGGCGCTTCGTCGTCGGGGTTCTCCAGCAGTTTCAGTTCAGCGCGCTTCTTCGCCACGTCCAGGCGCTTCAACTCAAGGTCCAGCGCAGCAGACTCGGTGCCGACGTGCCGGCTCAGCAATTCCAGGTTGCGGAGCTTGTCCGGCCACTTGACCTTGCGGAGCACGCCAGCGATGCGGCGGTCGTCACCGCGGCCCTCGAACAGCTCGGCGATCTCGATGCCGGACAGGAACTGGCGCCAGGCCCGGGGCCAGTCACGGATCGACCGGAACGAACCGTCGTCCTCGAGGATGTCGAGTACGTCCATCTCGTCGATCTCGCGCAGGCGACGGATCACATAGTCGGCTTCGACCTCGGTGCGCTTCGAACGCTCGGCCATGGCGGCCTGGATGGCCTGGGCAACCTCCGGCCGCTGGAGCAGTTGATATCCAATCTCCGTCGCGCGCCGGGTGCTGTAGCCGGCCCGAATCGCGGCCTGCGTCGCGTTGAGATCAAGCAGGTACTCGTCGACGAACAGGCGCTGTTTCTTGGTCAGCGCCATGGATCACCTCAACTGAGCCTCAGGATGGGCGCGATGTTGCCCTTGTTGCGGTAGACCAGCACCAGCAGCACAACCAGTACCGCCAGCAGGTAGGGCGATATCGGCGTTGCGTGGCGCGCCATCAGCACGGCCAGGCTGATCGACAGCGCCTGCATGCCGGTCCCAGCGGCGAGGATGTACGCGCAGAGCGAGACGCCGAACCGGTACGTGGCACCGTGGCGCTGGTACGTGAAGATGCGGCAACTGATAGCGCCGCAGACGGCCGCAGCCGCCAGGGTCACCAGGTCAACCATCTTTCCGGCCTCCGATCATACCGACGATGCGCTGCAGAACGATCTGGAGCCATGCCGGCGCGCGGCCACCAATCATCCAGTCGAGCACGCCGATCAGGATGGTGACGATCAGCGCGGCGGTGACCAGGGCGGGCAGCCCGGAGAACTGGGTCGCGCCCCGCCCGACAGCCTCGGTGGCGGCGTAGTAGCCGCCCACCCAGGACGCCAGCAGGTAGCCGAGGCGCCTGGCCATGGTCAGGTCGTGAGCCCAGAGCACGAACAGCAGCGCGCCGGCGAAGCCGCCGATCACTGCATTGACGTCGACTCCGGGGATGATTGCGGTGGCAGTGAGCCCGACGGCGCCGGCTGCTGCTACTGCTCCGCTGCTCGTCGGTTCAGCCATGTGGTGCTCCAGAAACGAAAAAACCCGGCGCCAGGGCCGGGTTTTCGGGGGGAATCTTTTGATTGGGTGCTACTTCGCAAACTGGGAAAATACTCCCAAATCTCTTATCAAAATGTCAAGCGGCGTCTCGCTGGGCCGCAACCACCCGCGCCACCGGCACCAGAGCCTGGGCGTCCAGCCGGTTGAGCTCCTGCATGAAAACCTCCCAGATCGCCGCCCAGTCACGCTCCCAATTCGCGGCGTACAGTACGAACCCCGGCCAGTCCGCCAGGAACTGGATCACCTTACCCGGCCACCACTCCTCCCGGCCGTTGACCATGTCCTTCCACGAGTGCATCGCCGCCAAGGCCACCCAGTAAGCGACCTCCTGGCGGGGCTTGTTCATCTTCGGGAGATCCGCCGAGAAGTACAGGAAGGACTGCGCGCGGTTCTGGTCGACCCCGTTCGCCAGCGGCGAGTACAGGAAGTGGCCGAGGTGCTGCAGCGGCGCCGGAAGGGTGCTGATCGCATGCATCACCTTGCCGGCGGCGAGCATGTGCTGGCAGCGGTTCAGGTTTCCCGCGGCCCGCCCGGTCCGCGTCTCGTAGGCGGCGATGATCTGGGAGTCGATGGGGAACAGGCCCTCCGGCTCCTTGCTCTCGCCCTGGTACCCCTCGGGGAAGCGGGCCACCAGTTTCTTGCGGCGCTTCGCCCTGGTCTTCCGTGTCGCCTCTTCGGCATCTTCGATGGCTTTCGCCATCACCGACGCGCCCGGGATGTGGTACGCGTCCTGCCAAGCCTGGCGCGCGCTGATCAGTCTCATTTCGACTCTCCCCTGTAGTTTCCTGTAGTCACTGCTCGCCCTCGAGGAGAGGGACGATCTTCACTCGCACGCCTGGCGTTTCGCCGTAGCGCTTCCCCACCACCGCCTTCACGACCTGGACGTCGTCCTTCCAGACAACGCCGTTCAGGCCGTCGTAGATCGCTTTGATCACGTTGTCCATATCGGGCTTCTTGGTGGGGTACAGGCCGCCGGCCAGCGCCAGCGACTTCCGCTTTTTCGACATCGATTGAGGGATGCTCAGCGCGATGTCGAGCTCGACCAGCACCGGGCCCTCGAACAGCGCGCGACCTGCCATGGCCTGCTGTCCGCTGTGCGCGATCAGCCCCTCGTAGTTCGCCGTCTTCGCCGGCGTGAACATCCTGGCGTGGGCGCCGACGCGACCGATACGCGGTCTCCCCTTCCCCACCGGCTCGCCGGGTACCATGAACATCACCGGGCGTAGGTCATGCATCACGGCGCACCTCCGGCGCTTTCCGGCGCATCTTGGCCAGCAGCAGTTCCCGCGCCTGGACGCCACTGAGCCCATCCAGTCCCTGGGCCTGCATCCGGTGGAGCAGTTGCTGCTCGGCAAGCTCATCGGCGCGCTGCAGCTCCGACTTCTGGCTGTCGAGGCCAATCGCCTTGGCGACCTTTCCGTCCAGCGGCTCACCAGCCTCGAGGCGTCGGACCACTACGGCATAGTTATGCTCGAACTCAGCGCGAAGTCGCTTGTCGCCGTACTGGGCCCGACGAAGCTCGAACAGGCCTGTGAGTTCGGCAGCCACCTTCACGACCTTGTGGCTGTAGCGCTGCTCCAAGGCTTCGTACCAGGCGCCCTCGGCGCTCGGCAAACCGTCGATCTTGCGGCACAGCCGCAGGAACTCCTTGAGGCTCGGAGGAAAGTCCTGATCCAGCACCATCCGCTGGAGGCCTCGGTCGACCTGCTCGTCGCTCAGGTGCTTGATACCGGTCAGCCAGACTCGCTTGGCGAGCGTCTCCGCACGACGCTCCCCGTAGTGCTTCTCGTACCAAGCCGGATAGCTGGTTTTGAGGGTCGCGAACACGCGTTTCACCGCCCTGCGCGCCTGGGCGTCAAGTTCGACCAGATTCTCGATCTGCGGCTCACCAGTCGTCGTCGTGGAGGATGTCAACAGCGTTGCGCGAACGTCGTGCAGCGGGTCGCTGACGTGCTTGGGCGTTTCGTCCATCGGTTTGCTCATGGCGGTGCTCCGCACGCGGTGCTGTTGCCATCCGGTGGCGCTCCAGCAAGAGTTCATCGAGAAAATTTCGGTAGTACAGGGGGGAGTCAGGCGGGGCGCCGAGCTTGGCTTCGGCGATCTCCATTGCTGCGAGCATCTGCTCCGCGGTGACACCGCGCTCGACCCAAGAGGCGAACAGCGGCATGGTCCTGGCGGTCTGCACCGCGTGGATCTGGAATCCGCGCTCTCGGATGAAGAACTGGCACCACTGTCCCGCAGTGGCCGGATCGGCTGGGCATTCGCGCACGCACGCGTTAGGTACGGTACGGTTATTACCGGATACCGGAGGTGTGCCCACTTTTTCACTTTCACCCCCTCCCACATATCTGCCCTCTTTTTCCGGGAAAGCCGCGTAGTTACTGGGTTCCGACCCTTCCACATAACTGCCCGCTTCATCTGCCCACTTAGTGCCCACTTTTTTTCGGACGGATTGATCCCGTGAAGCCTTCGGCAGCTCAAAAATCAAGCGCCTTTCGGCCAGATTGGGGCCCACCAGCCCCACCTTCTGCAGCCAGACCAGCGCCCGCCGCAGTTCCTTTTCGGAGGGCTCCCCGCCCTTGATGCCCTGGTGCGGCTCGACGTAGAGCTCCTCGGCGATCGACTTCCAAGAGATTCCTCGCCGCTCTCCGACAATGCCTGTTGCGAAGTCCATGAACGGACGTAGGGCGAACACGTAGATCTCGCGGGCAAGCATGGGTAGGCCGCGGAGCGCCTCCCGCTCCTCGTCGTTGATCTGGAAGGACGGCACGGCTACCCCTGAACAAGGCGCGGCCGGCGCATCTGGTCGATCATCCGCAGCGCCTCATCTGTCGCCGCCCTGGACTCGGAGAGTTCCCGGTGGGCCTCCTGCAGTTCCTGGTCATCAGCCCCGTCGACGAGGTTGGCAACAGCCTGCTGCGCCTCACCGTTCTCCTTGATGAGTGTTCGGAGCATGCAGAGCACCTCCGGCCGCTGGCCGGCATCGCCGCCGATCAAGCGCACCGACACTCCCAACGGCGTCAGGATGTCGCCCAGGGCCTGGACCTTCAGGTCAGTCGGCAGCGCGGCGAGGATGCTGGGTACGAAGTTCGCTGGCACCAGGTTGGTGTCTTTGGTGCCGTCGTCGAGCCAGCGGAAAACGCGGTCGGCGTTGACCTTCATCCGCTCGGTTGTATCGCGCGTTGGCGGGTCGAAGACGATGCCGGTGACCAGCGCTCCCTGGATGCGTTCGTGCGCCTCCACGATGTGCTGGACGACGGTCTCTCGGCTCCACCCCTCTCGGCGGCGCCATTGGTTCACCACGCCGAGCAGCGTGGAAATCAGGGTGTGCGATTCGCTTCGCATGACGTTCAGCCCTCCCGGCCGGTAGATTGGTCGGGATCAAGCAACGACGCTATTTGCAACGGGACGAGCACAGAGTTCCTTGGCGGTCACGGCGCCACCAGTCAGCTCTTCTGCTTTGAAGGCCAGATCGGCGCGCATTACGTAGATACCCGCCAACCAGTACGAAACCGCAGCCTGGGAAACCCCCAAGGCCTTGGCCGTCTTCGTCTGGTCGCCGAAGTAAGAAACAAGCTTTTCGATGGGGGTCATTTCTATGGACCTTCTAGATAAGCACGCTTATATCCTATGAATAAGGAGGCTTATTTGCAAGTCCATAAGGGCGCTTATAGATTGCTCCGGATGAGCGCACTCAAAGACCGAATCAAGCTAGCCCGCAAGCACGCGGACCTTACCCAGCGACAGCTAGCAGAAGCTGTGGGCGTTTCGCAGCCGGTGATCTCCCAGCTTGAGAAAGGCGAGAATTTGCAGAGTGTTCATCTTCTGAAGATAGCGAACGTCTGTGGGGTCGATCCGGAATGGCTGGCTGAAGGAACTGGTCAGCCGCCCGGGCTTTCTGTCCGAGAGCCTAGCGCCGAGTATCAAGCAGCGTCGTCTGCTGCTGACATCGTCCGCAGCATGCTGGCAAGCAAGGCGGCGCAGAAGCTTTCAGCGGAAGCGAGGGAAAGAATTCTTTACGCTGCCGAGAGTGATGCGGGCCCAGCCGAAAGCAACGTGATTCACGCCGACTTCAGCCGCACCACCCTGGTGAAAGGAAATACGATCTCGATCGCCCAGTACGACGTGCGCGCAGCCATGGGTGGCGGCCAGGTGCCGGCCGAGTACCGTGAGTTCGTCAGGAATCTGGTGGTCGACAAGGTCCAGTTGGATGACCTCGGCCTGAAGTACACCGATGCGACCAACCTCAAGATCATCACCGGATGGGGCCAGAGCATGCTGGGCACCCTCGAGGACAAGTCCCCGATCCTCGTCGACGTGGGCATCACCGACTTCGTCGAGGAAGGCGTCTACGTCTTCACCTGGCTGCAGCACCTGTTCGTGAAGCGGGTGCAGATCCACGATGCCGAGCACTACCTGCTGGTGTCGGACAACAAGTCCTTCGAGCCGCAGAAGGCCCGCATGGAAGACGTTCACTTCCAAGCCAAGGTGCTGGGCGCTTGGAATTTTCGGAAGCTGTGAAGCAGACACCCAGGTCGCTGATAAACGGTCAATTTATTAGCAAATCAAGCTCAAAGGGACGTGAAAAAATGGGTAAAATAGACGGTCAGCAACTCGACTTGGCCATCCCCATGACCGACACAGACGTTTTCCATTTCGACGACAGTCGACCCCATTTCGATGGGCTGTGCCGCAAGAATGGCATCACTTACTGGTACGCACGAGACTTCATGGAAATGCTCGGCTATCAGACCTTTTCCAGCTTCAACAAAGCGGTACAGAAGGCGATTGCCGCGTGCACCACTTTGGGCATCGATGTGATGGAAAATTTCCAGCAGGTGGACCGCGAAATCAACGGTAAATCAGAGCGCGATTACAAGCTATCGCGTTTCGCCTGCTATCTAACGGCCATGAACGGCGATACCAAGAAGCCCGAGGTTGCTCGTGCACAAGCGTATTTTGCAGCAGTGGCTGAAACCTTCAAGCGTTACATCGAAGCTGCTGAGGACGTAGAGCGCGTTTTGATTCGCGACGAGATTTCGCAACACGAGAAAGCTCTGAGCAACGTAGCGAAGGATGCAGGCGTCACGGAGTACCACTTCTTCCAGAACGCTGGCTATCGTGGCCTCTACAATATGAACCTCAAAGACCTGAAGGACTACAAGGGGCTCTCTGGAAAGGATGCGGGTCGCTCGCTCTTGGACTTCATGGGCAAACAGGAGTTGGCTGCGAATCTGTTCCGTGTAACTCAAACAGAAGCCAAACTTGCCAATGAAGGAATCCGAGGCCAAAAGGCAGCAGAGCGAGCAGCGGAATCAGTCGGCCGTAAAGTCCGCGAGACCATGATTGAGATCAGTGGGGACACACCAGAAAGCCTTCCGCTTGCAAGGGATATTAAGCAAGTCAAAGGAGATCTTAAGGCATCAAGCCGAGAGTTCAAAAAGCTGGACAAGAATTGACTATCGAGCCCCGCACCGCGGGGCTTTTCGTCCCCGCCCGCCTTTGACAGATTCCCTCCGCCGGCCAGGGATGACAGCAGCCCGGCAACAGGCCGCGCCTCGACTCCAGTGCGGCCTTTTCACATCAGCCGCGCATTTGTTACATTGAGGCGTCCTTGAAGGCACAACACCGAAAGGACCAGGCCGCGCCGGAACCTTCCCCGGCGCGGCCTTTTCGTTCCTGCCCTTCTCTCCCAACTCAGCGCTGAGTAGACGACCGCCCCGGCGGTGAGCTCGATACAGCGCCGTCCTTCCCCGTCTGACGCCACATCCAGAGTCCGCCTGAGTCCCCCCGGCCCGCTGGCTCGACCTCAGCCTACGCCCTCTCCTCGTGAAGGCGCTGAACCACCATGTCCGGCTCCTGCACCAGTTCGATCCCATCGACCACTTGAACGCCCTCCTCGTCTCCCGCCTCCCAGGTGAGCGTAACCACTCCATCCTCCCCCAGCGACATCTCGAGTCCATCGGTTTCGGCTAACTCCTCCAGTACCTGCTTCCAGGCCTCTTCAGAGTCCCCCTGCGCCTTCCAGATTGACGCCCGGCGCTCCGCCTGAGCCCGCGGGCTACTGATCATCGCGGATACTCGTAGACGAACCTTCTCCACCGGCGAGACCTGTCCTTTCCCCTGGTTGTTCTTCTGCGCAGCCATGCCAACCTCCAAATACTGTTTTTTTATACAGTATTTTCAATATCCCTGAAGAGAGCAAGCCCGAATTCGGTAAGCGCTCATATCAAAATATAAGCAGACTTATTGACACTCAAAATAAGCACGCTTATATTCAGTCTCACACCAGCAACACACCGCTGGCCAGGCCACCGAGCCGACCGCTCTTTCGACAATTTGGGAACCCATGCCGGCCTCTGGTTGCCGGCCAGGCTCAAGGCTGACGCGACGCATCTGGAATCGCGCGCCGAGGGTCTGCACTGCTCACGCTCCCTGCCAGGGTCACTCAGATGGTGGCTTTGTACCTGGTACCGCCGAAAGGTGGGGAACACAGCGGACAGGCGCCGAAAGCGCTTGCAGTGAGGACAGAAATCATCGCCCAGGCGCAGGTGGCGGGTAACAGCGTCCGAGCAAGAAGACTGCGACGTTCGGCATGCCGGCTGAGCGGTTTACGGAGACACCAGAAGCAACACCCGCGGGTTGTAGAAGCCCAGTAGGCGAACGCGGGAGCAACACCGATTTCCTCGATGCCCTTCCCCCGAGGGGCATCTGGGAAACCAACCAGAGGAATTCCAATGAAGCAGTTCGCGAAGCTGTTCGAGTTCGAAGACCTGGGCCAGGTGCTCGTGATGCTTGATCGCGGGGACGACGGCCCAGAGGTGCGCCTCTACTTCAAGCCCAAGGGGCTTGGCGTCTGTTCAGTGGCGTGCAGCAACTTCCCCGGCGACGAGGATGAGCAGTGGGACCACGCCGAAAAGGGGTTCGCCACGGTGGACTCCGAAGGGGCCCACAAGCTCGTCGCCGAGGCAATGAAGGTCGTCCCGGATCGCTTGGGCTGACGGCCACCCACCACCCCGAACGGAGTCACACCATGCTGATCTTGACCAGAAGACCCGGCGAAACCCTGCACATTGGCGACGACATCACAGTGACCGTCGTCGAGAACAGAGGCGGCCAGATCCGCCTCGGAATCGTTGCTCCGGACGACGTCGCCATTCACCGCTCCGAGATCTACCAGCAGATCGGCAACGTCCGTCCTGTGCCGCCGGCGGAGTTGGTCGAGACCTGGAACCGAGAGCACCCAGCGCCAGCCCTGATCGAGTACCGCCCGTACCGAGGGGCCGAACCACAGCGCACCCGCACCGTCGGCCGGGCCAGCGTGTCGCTCGGCGGGGCGGCGGTTATCTGGATCGAAGGGCAGTCGGCGCCGGTCGCGTTGCGGGCCTGCACCGCGATCTCCTGACTTCGGCGCCTGGCCCATTGCTGGGCGTTTAACCCACGGCGAGCGCCCGCCGGTCCAACGGCGCGTACAACAGAGGATCTCGACATGTAGCCCAGCCCCAACGGCAGATCGCCAACATGCGGTCGAGCCTGTACCCAACCGCTTTCACATAAGGCGGTGCATGTAAGTGGAGACAGGGCGCTGGCGGCGCCCTTCTCTTTCCTGCTCCTGGCATAGCCAGGGCGTAGCGGGGAGTGATTTGAGGCGTGGAAGCTGGGAGCCGAAAGCTCCCTGGAGACACGCGGGAAGCGCGGGAACAAGCGCGCACGTGGGCGGCCAATGGCCGATGAAGTTCCGGGCATCAGCACAGTCACCGCAACAGCGGCAAACACCCGAGAAGCGCACTGATGCCAGAGCCGGAGTCGCGACCGGTCAGATCACTCCCCGCTGCGCATGCAGCGTTCCCCCTCTTCGCCCGGCTCCGGCCGGGCTTTTTTCAACCCCCATTCGAGAGCACCCACCATGGCGCCCCACCGGGCACGACTGCCGTGTGCCTGGGTGCTGCCGAATGCAGGTGAACCACGGAGAGCATCCCGATGTGGACATACCGCGAGCGCCGCAACCGCGCGGCTTTCAGCAACGCCCAGCACGCCTGGGACTTCGCCAGAGACCCGCTCTGGGACCAGCCGGAGCTGGAACCGGAGCCCGAGGACGAAGAGCAGGAGGCCGACGATGGCCTGGGCGAATGAGCGCGCCGAGGGCGTGATCGAGGAAGCGATCGTCGCTATGCGTCGGTCGGTGATCCCGCGCCACGACCAGTTGGTATGGCGCGGCCAAATCGAGATGGCCTACACCCTCGACGCCATCGGCACTCGGCAATACGACGACATGCGCCGCCGGCTCGACGCCGCAGCGGATGCGAGACAGCAAGAACTGAGGAGCATCGACCTATGACCACCCGCCCCGTTCGCTCGATCATCGAAGACCAGCTCGACGACCTGGTGATGCCGGCCGGCGCCGATATCGCCGCTGTGCTCGGCCTGCCCCGCGAGACCCTGGTGGTGAACCTGCCACGTCGCATGGCGCTGACCATCAAGAAGGGCCGGAAGTGCCTGGGGGTGCGCCGTGAATGCCAAGCGTAAAGCCACCCTCCTCGGCGCCCTGGCCATGACCGCCTTTTACATCCTGCTCATCTTCGCCCCTGCCTGGGGCGGTCTGATCACCGCCGAACAACCCGCCACGGCACCCATAGCCGGGAAGTGAGCCAACCATGCAAACCATCACCGTGCGCGCCTCGTCCTGGGGCGCGCTGTTCGACTGCGCGTTCCGCTGGGAAGGCGTACACATCCTGAAGATGCGCAGCCCTTCATCCCCCCGGGCACTGCTCGGTACCGCGATCCACGCCAGCACCGCCGCGTTCGACGCGGCACGGGTGAACGGCGAGCCGATCAGCGCCTACGACGCCTCGGAACTGCTGGTGCACACGCTGCAGCAGCCGGATTTCGAGGTCGACTGGCGCGGCTCCGACATCAGCCCGCGCGAAGCCGAGTCCACCGGACTGACGCTGCACACGAAGTACTGCAACGACATCAGCCCGCGCTACGACTTCGTCGCCGTCGAGTTGACGACCAAGCCGATGGAGATCGACTGCGGTGGGATCATCGTCCGCCTGACCGGCCAACTCGACCGCGCCCGCATCAAGCGCGATAGCCACGGCGTCGGCATCGCCGACGTGAAGACCGGCGGCGCCGCGGTGAGCCAAGGCGTGGCCAAGACCAGGGGGCACAAGGCCCAGATCGGCACCTACGAACTGCTCTACGAGCACACCACCGGCGATGCGATCACCGCGCCGGCCGAGATCATCGGCTTGAAGACCAAGGGCAAGCCCGAGGCGGCCGTCGGCGAGATCGTCGGCGCGCGCCAGGTGATGGCCGGCACCGACGAGCATCCCGGCCTGATCAAGTTCGCCGCCGACATGTTCCGCTCCGGCCTCTTCCCCCGAACCCGCAAAGCCCACTTTGCAGCCCGAAGTACTGTCCGCGCTGGCGGACCTGCCCTTACCACGAATGAGGATCGCCATGAAATCCGAAGACCTGTACGTCCGCCTCACCGACCCGACCGGCAAGCGCCGCGAGGTCATCAACCACCACCGCGTCTGGGATCGCGGCCAGTTCCTCGAGGCCCAGCGCAAGCAGCACAACAAGCCGGACAAGCCCGACGAGCACCGCGTCGTGAGCGTTGCGACCGAGGCCGAGTACCGGAAATTCATGGGTTACAAGGAGACAGCAGCATGAGCGAACCCACCCAACTGGAGCAGTTGAAGACCAGCGCCGTTGCGAGGTCAACCAACGATGCGCCGATGTCCCTCCTCACCGGCGCCGGCTTCGACCAGATCCAGCGCGTCGCCAAGGCGCTCAGCGCGTCCACCCTGGTGCCTGTGCAGTACCGCGCCTTCGCCGAAGTGAAAGAGCGCGGCAAAGTGGTCGGCTACACCCCGAACGGTGCCGGCCTGCCGAACTGCATCGTGGCGATGAACATGGCGCAGCGCATGGGCGCCGACCCGCTCATGGTGATGCAGAACCTATACGTGATCGAGGGCCGTCCGAGTTGGTCCAGTCAGTTCATCATCGCCTCAATCAACAGTTGCGGCCGCTTCAGCCCGCTGCGTTTCGACCTCAGCGAGCCCGGCAAAGAGGAAGAGGTCAGCTACGAGGTGACGACCTGGAAGAATGGCAACAGGACCCAGGAAAAGCGCAAGGCAAAGATCCGCCATCGCTCCTGCACCGCCTGGGTGATCGAGAAGGAAACCGGCGAGCGCCTCGACGGCCCGACCGTCTCCATGCAGATGGCGATCGACGAGGGCTGGCTCACCAAGAACGGCAGCAAGTGGCTCACCATGCCGGAGGTAATGCTGCGCTACCGCGCCGCCAGCCTGCTCGGCCGCCTGTACGCGCCTGAGCTGCTGATGGGGCTGCAGACCGTCGAAGAGGTCAATGACTACATCGAACCGCGTGACACCGATATCCAGGGTGAAACCGTGACCGTGCATGTCGATGATCTCCGAGACAAAGAACCGGCGCCGCCGGCTGTCGCCGCCGAAGACGATGGGGACGAGCCCTCTCCAATGCCGGACGGCGTGAACACCGAGACGGGCGAAATCACCGAACCCGCCCCGGGCCAGCAGCCGGACACCAGCGACACCGGCACCGACGAGCTCAACCTCGAGTAACCGGCCATGCCCAGCCTCACTGTCCTTGAACGGTACGGCCAGGTCGGGGAGTTCGCCGCGCTACTCGGCGCGGCTGAGCTCAACGCCGCTACGGACTGGGATGAGCAGTTCCTGGCCGACCTCCGCAGCAACTTCCAGCGCTACGGCGCCCACACCTACCTCAGCGACGCCCAACTCGAGCAGTTGGAGCGGATCGCCAACGAATAGGACCCTTCCCGATGAGCAACAACCCGCACTTCATGAACATGACCGCCGACACGCTCGGCAAAAGCTTGCTGCAGGGACTGATCCAGGAAATCCGGATCATGCCGGACTGCTGGCAGAAGCTTCCCGAGGCCAAGCAGCAGGACATCATCGACCGCCTGGAGCGCCAGGTACGGAATGCCGCCACCATCGCGGTCCACACCATTGCCGGCAGCGACCGCGACACGGTCTACGGCAAGCTCGAATCCTTCACCGCCAAGGACAAGGTGAAAGCGGTCTTCACCGTGAGCCCCAGCAGTCCGAACCAGGAGCAACTCTTTGGTGCTGTGCACCAGGACTGTCTGCTGATCATCGGCGGCGCCGCTGAGTTCCTCGACGGCATGAAGGACGTGAAGGCTGATCCGGACCAGAACCCGCTGGACCTGAATGGAGGCGACGGCGACATGGAAGACCCCGGCGCCTGGGGCGGCGAGCAGCAGCCCGACGATGATGTCGTCGATGCCGAGTTCCAAGAGCTGCCGCAACTCACCGTCGAGCGCTTCGCCGGCCACACCCTGGGCGAGATCGCCATCGGCGTCGCCACCAAGAAGGACGTGTTCGACGCGGCCTGGCTGCAATCGCGCTTCGCTCTCACCACCGAGGAAGCCGAGCGCGTCGTTCTCCAACTGCTGGACCAGGGCGTCATCGTGCTCGAGCAGGAGAACGAAGAATCCCGCGAGTTGAACACCTACCGCGTCATCAAGAAGCCGGGGGATATCGCCCTCGACCTGGAGTGAGCCATGCGCATCACGAAACTCGAAATCACCAATTTTCAAGGGCTGCGTCATGCGGCCCTTGATGTTTCTGCGCCGGTGCTCCTTGTGGCCGGCCACAACGGCGCCGGTAAAAGCAGCTTGCTTGATGGCGTGGCTATGGCCTTCAACGGCCAGCCGCGCCGCGTCTCGCTGAAGAAGGAGATCGACAAGCTGATCACCGAGGGCGCCAAGAAGGGCGAGGCCCGCGTCGAGTGGCTGGACGAAGCCGGCGAGGTGCAGGCCTGCGGGGTCGCGCTGCCCAGCGGCAAAGGCTCCCCGCTCGCCGACTCGCCGTTCCTGCCGTTCGTGCTCGACGCCAGCCGCTTCGCCGCCCTGGACGCCAAAGATCGCCGCCGAGTGCTGTTCGATCTGACCGGCGCCAGCGCCAGCCCAGCCGAAGTCGGCAAGCGCCTAGAGGCGAAGGGTATTGACCTGGCGCTGTTCGAGAAGGTGAAGCCCCTGCTCCGTTCCGGGTTTCCGGCCGCCGTCGAGCAGGCCAAGTCCTACGCCAGCGAGGCGCGCGGCGCCTGGAAGGCAATCACCGGCGAGAACTACGGCAGCGACAAGGCGAACGGGTGGGAGCCGGAGGCGCCGCCGGCCATCGTCAGCGAGGAGGAACTGGAATCGGCGCGCGCGGAACTGCAAGCCACAGCGCAGGATCTGGATGAAGCCCAGCAGACCCTCGGCTCCAGCAAGCGCGCCCACGCCGACGCCCAGTCCCGCGCCAGCCGCATCACCGCTCTCCGCGAGACCGCAGCGCTGGCCGACCGCCGGCGCAACAAGCTGGCCACCGACGAGGCCAATCAGGACGAATGGTCAGAGAAGGTGATGGCAGCCGAGGCCGCCGCCAGCGGCGAGCCCGCCCACCAGCCGCTGACCTGCCCTCATTGCCAGGGCGCCGTGAACCTGCAGGCCGGCCAGTTGGTCGCGCACCAGCCACCGGCGAAGGTTGCCGATCCCGAGGCGGCGAAACGCCTGGAGGAGTACCGCGGGTATCTTGCCAGCGCTCAACGGGCCGTCGCCAACAGCCAGCGGGACCTGAAGGAGAGCGAAGACGCCGCCGCGCAGGCCGCCGCCCTGGAAGGCGAAACCGCCCAGGCGCCCAGCGCCGAGGCGATCGCCAACGGCGAACAGGCGATCAATGAACTGCGCCAGGCGCGTGACCGGCAGCAGGCCAAGGTGCAGTCGCTGCAGGAAGCGTTCAACGCCGCCGCGCAGCGCCAGGACGTCATCAAGCAGGCCGCCGGCTTCCACGCCGAGGTCTGCGCCTGGAGCGCCCTGGCCGATGCCCTTTCCCCCACGGGCATCCCGGCGGAAATCCTGGCCGACGCGATCGGACCGGTGAACGAGCTGCTGCAGCGCCTATCCGGCACCGCCGGCTGGTCGCCCGTGCAGATCAGCGCCGACATCGACGTCACGTTCGGCGGCCGGCTGTACGGCCTGCTGTCCGAGTCGGAGCGCTGGCGGTGCGACACGACCATCGCTTTGGCCATCGCGACGATCTCCGGCCTGCGCCTGGCGCTGCTGGATCGCTTCGACGTGCTGGATGTCCCTGCCCGGACTCGGCAGGCGATGAAGCTCTTCCAGAGCCTGGCCGCCGGCGGTGAGATCGACACGCTGATCGTCGCCGGCACGCTCAAAGAACCGATGGCGAAGACGCCGGACTGGCTACAGGCGGTCTGGATCAACGCCGGGCAACTCGTCGACCAGCAGCAACAGGCTGCGGCCTGATCCCCTACAGGACAAGGAGATTTCCATGAAACGAGAAATGATCACCGTAAAGACACCGGAAGGCCTGGTTCTGAAGGTTCCGGCACACGTTGTTGCAACCACGTTCGTCGCTGCAGCCCTGGCTCATGTCGGTCTTCCGCAAATCCCTGCCGTACCTGCTGCGAACGAAACGACCTCTAGCGACCGGGCCACGCCAGCGCTTGGCGAATACTGGCCCGGTGAGGGCGGCCACAACGGTGGTTTCGTGCCGGCCAGCGACGGCGCCCCCGCCCACTACCTGATCTTCGCTGCCCAGGACGTTGGCGATCATGCCTGGGGCGGTCGTGGAGATGAGTCGGACGCAACCAGCAAGGTAGATGGTTTCGCCAACACCCAGACTCTCCTGGCCGAGGGCAACCACCCGGCAGCTACCGCGTGCACCAAGTTCGAGGCCGATGGGCACTCTGACTTCTATCTACCGGCAGCAGCAGAGCTGTATCAGGGCTGGCTGAACGCTCCCGAGTTGTTCGCGAAGGACCGTTGGTACTGGTCGAGCACGCAGCGCTCCGCCGACGGCGCCTTCGGCGTGGACTTCGACGGTGGCTCCCAGGGCGACGGCGGCAAGGGCGGCGAGCTTCGCGTCCGCCCCGTCCGCAGAATGTTCATTTGATCATTCAGTAATTCATCTGGCCGCCAGGCCAGCACATCTCCAGGGCGCATCGGCGCCTTTTTTGTTGCCCGAAAAGAGGAACCACCCATGCAAGCAGCAGCACAGGAAGCAACCATCCTCCCTGAAATCGGCCAGGCCTACGGCGGAGGTTTCGTCTCAGGATTCTACCTCCAGGATGGCAAGCGTTACGTCTCCATCACCGCCGGTGCCGAGCATGAGCTGGTCGGCGAGTGGGGCGAGTACGGCGTCAAGATCGAAGGCGCGGACAGCCTGACCGATAGCCGTGCGAACACTGAGGCGATGGCCGCCTCCGGTAGCGAGCTGGCTCAGAAGGTTCTCGCGCTGGAGATCGGCGGCCACTCCGACTGGGCTATCCCGGCGCGCGACGTACAGGAACTGCAGTACCGCAACTTGAAGCCGACCACCGACAAGAACTACGCCTGGGGCCGCGACGGCGAGAACCACTCCAGCCTTCCGCCCGGCGACCTGTACAGCGAGGAATCGCCGGTACAGACCCTGGTCGAGGCATTCAAGGCTGGTGGCGCGGAAGCCTTCCGACCCAACTGGTACTGGTCGAGCACGCAGCGCTCCGCCCTCAGCGCCTTCAGCATGGACTTCGGCGGTGGCAGCCAGGACTTCCTCGGCAAGGACGACGAGCTTCGCGTCCGCCCCGTCCGCAGCGAAATCATTCAGTAATTCATTCATTTGACCGCCCGGCAACGGGCGGCTTCCCAAGGAGGGGGATGCCATGGCGATGCACACCGAGCTTTCCATCTACAAGGCCGCAAGCGGTCTATTGCAGATGGCCACGAACCTCACCCGGAACATTCCGCGCGAACTCAAGCAGTCGTTGGGGCGCAGGGTTATCGACGAGTGCGTTGACGTGCTCATGCTCATCGCCAGGGCAAACGTAGCGCGCGACAAGCGTCCGCACCTGACCTTGCTGGTCGAGAAGGTCCAAGTGATCGAACTGCTCATGCGCCTGTTCAAGGACAACCGCTTTATCAGCGTCTCCCAGCACGCCATGACGATGGAGGTAACCGCCTCTATCGGAAAGCAGGCCAATGCCTGGAAACGCAACACCGCAACCGCGCCCGCTACCTGACCGTCACGGCGGTCAGGTCTGTGCGAATTGAATCTGGTCGTGCCGCTGGCCTTCTGGCCACCGCCATGCGCATCACGGAAACCACCAGCGGAACGGCTGGACAGGTCCGGCGCAGTTTCCCGGTTGAGCAATCGACCGGGCGACGTAGATAGCACGATTGGTCGCAGCGCTCCGCCAACAACGCCTTCAACATGAACTTCAACGATGGCAACCAGAACAACAACGACAAGAACAACGAGCTTCGCGTCCGCCCCGTCCGCAGATCCAACTGTTGCGCCCTATCCATTCCGAGATCTTGTCCAGGCCTACTACGACTGCCGGCGTACCAAGCGCAACAGCGCCAGCGCGCTGGCTTTCGAGATGGACCTGGAACGGAATCTCATCAACCTGCACGAGGACCTGGTGTCCGGCTCCTACCGCCCAGATCGCTCCATCTGTTTCGTGGTCACCCGACCGAAGGCCCGGGAAGTTTGGGCCGCCGCTTTCCGGGACCGGATCGTCCACCACCTTCTCTACAACCGCATCGGCGCCAGCATTGAAGCGAAGTTCATCGCTGACAGCTGCGCCTGCATCCCTGGGCGCGGCACGCTGTACGCCGCCGAGCGTTTGGAGGCGAAGGTGCGAAGCGTGACACAGAACTGGAGGCGACCGGCACACTACCTGAAGATGGACTTGGCGAACTTCTTCGTCGCCATCGACAAGCGTGTTCTGACCAACCAGCTGGTGCGCCTGATCGACGAGCCTTGGTGGCGCCGCCTGGCGCTGCAGGTCCTATGGCATGACCCGCGCGCCGACTACGAGGTGCGCAGCCGTAGAGGGCTGTTCAACAAGGTCCCGCAGCACAAGAGGCTGACGGCGCAGGCGGCGCACCTCGGGCTTCCCATCGGCAACTTGAGCAGCCAGTTCTTCGCGAACATCTACCTGAACGACCTTGACCAGTTCGTGAAGCACCAACTGCGGGCGAAGCACTACATCCGCTACGTCGACGACTTCCTGCTATTGCACGAATCGCCGCAGCAGTTGAACGAATGGCTGGCGGCGATAGAGGCCTTCCTGCCTGGGCTTGGCGCAAGGCTGAACCCATCGAAGACCGTCCTGCAGCCGGTCGATCGAGGCATCGACTTCGTGGGCCACGTCATCAAGCCCTGGCGGCGCACCACCCGGAAACGGACGGTGAAGGAAGCCGTGCGCCGGGTAGCTGCTGCACCCGCAGACGATCTTCTGGAAGTGGCCAACTCCTACTTCGGTCTCTTCCGTCAGGCCTCGCATAGCCAGGTCGACCGCGCCGCGCTGGCAAATGTCCTGCTACGCAGAGGGCGTTCGATCAACGGCGCACTCACCAAGACCTACCGCAAACCGACCAAGGAACCCGCCGCATGATCAAGCGCACCCTCTACCACTTCCACTTCTGCTGCGGCCTGGGCGGCGGCGCCAAGGGCTTCAACCGCTCGCGCCCGCGCGTCGGCAATGTCGAAGCGTACTGGGAATGTCTCGGTGGCATCGACGTCGATGCGGGCGTCTTGCGCGATTTCGCCAAACTGGCTGGCGTACCAGGCACCCAGTTGGACCTGTTCACCCGCGACCAATACATCCGCTTCCATGGAAAGGAGCCGCCCGCCGATTGGCGGGAGGCAACCCCGGAGGACATCCGTCGCGCCGCCGGCGGCAAAAGACCGGATTGCGTGTTCATTTCCAGCCCCTGCAAGGGCGCGAGCGGCCTGCTGTCCGAGAAAATGAGCCTGACCCCGAAGTACCAGGCGCTGAACGAGTTGACGCTCCGCTGCATCTGGCTGATGGGCGAGGCATGGGCTGATGACCCGGTGCCGCTGATCGTCTTCGAGAACGTCCCGCGTCTCGCCAGCCGCGGCCGGCACCTGCTGGACCAGATCAACAGCCTGCTCGGCGGCTTCGGCTACGCCGTGGCGGAAACTACTCACGACTGCGGCGAGCTGGGCGGTCTGGCCCAGTCGCGCAAGCGCTTCCTACTGGTCGCGCGGCACGTCGAGAAAGTGCCGCCCTTCCTGTACGAGCCAGAGAAGAAGTCGCTCCGCGCCGTCGGCGACATCCTCGGCCGCATGCCGCTGCCGGGCGACATCGATGCCGCGGGGCCAATGCACCGCATCCCATCGCTGCACTGGAAGACCTGGGTGCGCCTGGCCTTGGTAGAGGCCGGCAGCGACTGGCGGAGCCTGAACAAGCTGGCGATCGAGGACGGCCACCTGCGCGATCTGGTAATCGTGCCGGAGTACCGCTCCGGCTACATGGGGGTGCATGGGTGGGACGACACTGCCAGCACCATCGCCGGCCGCTCCGGCCCTACCAACGGCGCATTCTCGGTAGCCGATCCTCGCTACCGCCAAGCCGCAAACTGGAATCACGGCCAGCAGTTCGGGGTGATCCGCTGGGCCGAGTCAGCGCCGACTATCCCAGGGCAAACGATGCCAGGCCAAGGCACATTCAGCGTCGCCGACCCGCGCCCCAACTGGAACCGCCACAGCGGCAACTATCGGGTGATCCGCTACGACCAACCTGCAGGCACCATCATCGCCGGCGGCAAGGGCGTCCAGGGCGGCCAGCAGTCGGTGGCAGACCCGCGCATCCTGCACCGCGGCAAGGGCGACAACTACTTGACCGGCGGTCACTACGGGGTGATCGGCTTCAACCAGCATTCCGGCGCCATCGCGGCCAGCTCCCGCTACGACAGCGGCCGATTCAGCGTCGCTGATCCACGCATCCCAGCAGCGGACGAACGTCTGACCTGCATCATCCGCAGCCTAGACGGCACTTGGCACCGCCCCTTCACCACGCTGGAAAAGGCAGCCCTACAGAGCCTGGTCGAACCCGAGGAATACCTGGTGCTCGACGGTATGAGCGACAAGGACTGGAGCGAGCGCATCGGCAATGCCGTGCCGCCAGCCGCGGCCGAGGCCATCGCCGGCGTGATGGGCACCACCCTGCTGCTGGCCGAGCAGGGCGAGACCTTCATGCTCAGTAATACGCCGATCTGGGTGCGCCCGGTTGCGGTGGCGCTGAGCGTCGCGCAACAGGAGGTGCAACCGTGAACACCGAGCAGTTCATTCGCAACGCGGCCGCGCGCGGGCTTTCCCGGCGCGCCACCAGGCTGGCCCTGGGCATCGGCCCCTGGGTGTTCCGCGAAATGCTGACCCTGATGCCGGACATCGAGTGGCCGGCGAAGGGCCAGTCGCTGGACCACAAGCGGGCCAACTCGCAGAAACGGGGCTACTGCACTCCGGCACTCGCCCGCGCACTGGACCAGGCCCGCCAGGCACGCAAGGAAAAGCACACCCACACCGTGCGCGGCCGAACCGGAACCCTCGAAGAGTTGGTCAACCTGCTGCCGAGCCCCGTCTCGGCCAGCACCGTTCGCCGGCGACTCGCCGCAGGCATGTCCCTCGAGGACGCGCTGCTCTCCCCACACCTACCGCCGAAACCAGGCCATCGCCCACTTCAGCAGGTGCAACCATGACGACGAACCAGAACCACCCCGACGATCACCTTGCCATTGAAGCGCTCCACAGCCGCTATCTCGATGTCCTGACCGGACGCACCAGCGATCACCTCCTGATGCTCCAGGACGAGGCTTACGCGCTTGGCCGCGCCCGAGGGCGGCTGGACGTGTTCCGTCTCGACCTGCACCTTGAGCGCCAGCGCCGGTTCAGCGAACGCACGTTCGGGCCTGGGTCGCGCGCCGCTGGCGTCGTCGACCACATCCGCAAAGAGTTGCGCGAAATCGAAGAAGCCCCCGGCGACCTGGCCGAGTGGATCGACGTTGTGATCCTGGCCCTGGACGGGGCTTGGCGCACCGGCGCCACTCCGGCGCAGATCATCGACGCCCTGCTGGCAAAGCAGGCGAAGAACGAGTCGCGCACCTGGCCGGACTGGCGCACGGCGCCGGCCGACAAGGCGATCGAGCACAACCGCGCGGACGACCCGATCGACGACAACACCTACTTCGTCCACCGCAATGCCGGCAAGAAGGTGTTCGTGAAGCACGGTCCCTTCTTCCTGGAGCAGGGCGGCCTGACCCAGGACTGGGGCAAGGGCTGGACGCGCATCAAGGCCAGTTCCATCGAACATGCCCGCGAGATCGGGGAGGAGTTGCTGCCGTGATCCAGCGCATCTACCTCGCCGGGCCTATGACCGGCCTGCCGGAACACAACTTCCCCGCGTTCCACGCCGAAGCCGCGCGCCTGCGAAGCCTCGGGTACCAGGTCGAGAACCCCGCCGAGCACGGCGAGATTCCGGGCTTCGAGTGGGCCGACTACCTGCGGCTCGACCTGCAGAAGCTGCTCACCTGCCAGGCAATCGCCCTGCTGCCCGGCTGGATGGACTCGAAGGGCGCCAGGCTGGAGTTCACCGTAGCCACCAACCTGGGAATGCGCGCTCTGCACGCGGAGCACATCACCGGTCCTGCGGAGATACCGACATGAAGAACCAGGCCCCGCTGGTGCAGAGCGAGGCCGAACTCTGCGCGGCGTTCATCGACGAGTTCAACCGAGTCCCCGGCTGGACCTGCTACCCGGAGACTGCCGGGTTCGACATCCTGGTGGTCCATGAGGATGGCCGGCAGATCGGCGTCGAGGCCAAGTTGCAGTTGAACGCCAAAGTGGCCGACCAGATCCTGCCGCAGTACTGGCAAGACCGGTACGGGGCGCCCGGGCCAGATCACCGCTTGGTCATTGTCGGGCGGATCACCGAGGCCAGCCACGGAATCGCGCGCCTGCTTGAAATGTGCGGCATCGCAGTGCTCGCGCCGTCCCGCGGACACCGTCGGCGCGACGGCAAATTCGTCGACTTCCCCGAGTTCCACTTGCGCCACTGGCTCCAGCACTTGAGCGGGCCGCAACTATTCGACTGGAACCCTGCGGAGCGTTGCCATGTCCCGATCGTGGTCCCCGACGTGCCTGCCGGCGTTCCGGCTCCGCTGCGACTCACCCAATGGAAGGAAAGCGCGCTGAAGGTGATCGCCACGCTACGCCGCCAGGGCTTCATCACAACAAAGCAGATCGCCGAATGCGGCGTCAGCGCCACGAACTGGACGCGATCCTGGCTCGACAAGGGCGCCGAGCGCGGCACCTGGGTTGAATCGCCCCGCATGCCAGCGTTCGACCAGCAGCACCCCGAGGCATACGCCAAGTTGCAGCAACTCGACCAAGCAAAGCCTGGTGCCCAGCACCGGCTGGCACTGGCGAAGGAAGGTGAAGCATGAAGGCGCGCATCGAGAAGAAATTGAGCAAGAGGCTGGTAGAGCTTTACCCAGCGCTCTACCGCAGCGCCTGGCGCGACGAAGAACCATCTGAACTCGCATATGAGCAAGGTACCCGAGTTCGGCATGTTCTTTCCGTCGGCGGCGGTGTCGACTACTGGGGCGAAGGACAGGACGCCTACACGGTCTGGCAAGACTGGCTGATGAGTTGGGAATGGCACGGGCCGTTCGAGACGTACCCGGAGGGCCATCGTCACGAGTACCTCCCGGATACGGAAGGCTTCAAGCCAACCACTCGCAACCTGCTCGAACTGGCAGGCCGGTGCCAGTTGCTGGAATCGGCATCGACGAGGGCGGCCTCATGAGCCAGCCTCCCATCGACTACCAGATCAGTGCCGCCGACGCGCACGAACTTGCCGGCGCCGTGCTTCTGCCGGCGGACCTGCGCCGCCAGGTGCTGGAGAAAATGGCCGCCCAGCGCAACCTGGCCGCCATGCTCGACCTGTTCGCCCAGGTGCTGGGCATGGCCAACGCCGTCGCCGAGAACTGCCGTGCGATGGTGGAGTTGATCCTCATCGAGCGCTGCGAACACCCGCACACCGCGGAGCAGGCGAACCTGCCGACGATGTTCGGAGCGCTGCAAGGCGTTGTCCTGGCCGCCACTGTGGACCCACGCGGCACGTGCGCCGGCTGTGCCTATCGCCTCGGCACCCCGGCGAACACCTCGCCGGTCACCACCTCCGATGCCATCTACTGCCGGCAGGAACTCAGCCGGTTCTACTGCCACGCCGACCTGGACGACCAGGGAAACCCGGTCCGCACCTGCGTCGGCCACGCCAAAGCCATGAAGCAAGACGCCACGAAATGAACCGCCCCACCATCTGTCGCACCACGGGCCAACGGATAGGCCTGTGCAAATGCTTCCGCTGCCGGCCGCCGGCGCCGGAGCAACCGGAGACACCACCATGTCCTCTACCCAACACCAACTGATCGAGCAGTGCGCCGCCCGCCTGCGCGGCATCGTCGAAGCCCTGGACAACATCCACGACACCAGCCCGCAGCGCTGGTCGACGGACCTCGACGACGTTCACTCCTCAGCCGAGAGCCTGCTGGCCCTCATCAATGACCAGGCGCCGCCGTCCGAAGACCAGTTGATCGCCGCAGGCCTCAGCTACCCGCTCGCCAAGGAAGATGCCGTGAAACTCTGGTACTCCGGTTTCCGGTCGGAGGTGATCACCGTGCTGGAAGCATGGGAAGCCATCGGCCATGACACCGGAATAAACCCTGACAAGGAAGAGTTGCTGGAGTCTCTACGCAACATGGCGGCGATTTGCAATGCGCACGGCAATGACATGCCTGCCCAGTCGGCGATCGACCAGCGTCAGGTCATCGCAGACGCCATCACCGGCGCGCTAGCCTTCGGCGCCCAGGCCAGCCAGCCGCCGGCGGAGGATCACTGGCTTCGTCCGTTCTACGACATCGGCCGCGCCGAGGGACAGCGCACCCAGGAACTGGCAATGCTGGTTCGCATGCTGGCCAGTTCGCTGAAGCGGCATGCCCCGGAAAGCAACCTGATGGCACGCGCCACCAACTACCTGGCAGCCAAGGGCTTGGCAGGCACACCGCTTCGTGACGCGCCTGCATCGGTAGAGCAGGCAGGCGGGGATCGGTGGGATGCCCTCCAGTCAATTATGGAATGGACGGCAGCAGAGAACATTCCGGACGACCGCAAGCTGTGCCTGATCCGCAACGCAGCTCGCGCCGCCCTGGCGCACGCGCCGACCAGTTCGGCATCCCCGTCGTGCAAATGGACCGAAAGCAGCGGCATCTGGGAAACAGGTTGCGGCCAGACCTGGAGCTTCATTGAGGACGGACCAGCAGAGAACGGCGCGCTGTTCTGTCACCACTGCGGCGGACGCCTGGTCCTCATCAAGAGCGACGACCAGGAAGATGACGGTGAGCCGTGCCCGGACTGCATGGAAAACGCGCCAGCGTCTGGATGTGAAGCATGAGGAAAGCACTGACCGCCCTCGGCATCATCGCCGCCCTCGGCCTGGCCGTGGTGCTCGCTGTGGAGATATTCCCGATCATCCGTACGCTGGCGGCCCGGCAGACGGGGTGCTTCGGATGAAGCAGAAACCAGGCATCGCCCTTCCCCGCTGGCTCCTGCGGACAACCACGATGCAGATGCACAGCGTCGACGTTGTATTGGTCATGGCCCTGGTGCTCCAGCACCACGGCACGGCCGACGCTGTTCGCCGCGCCGCCGGTCAGCTTCGCGACAGAGTGTGTGCCGGGCACCGGCCCAAGATGACCGCGCTCATGCGCATGCAAGACGACGCGGCGGCGCTGCAAGTGGCGCTCAACATCGTCCAACGCGCCACCGACGCCCTGGGCATCCTGCCGGGAACGCCGTTTCCGGCCAGACCTTCGCCCAGCGAAAGCCCACCGGATCAGGGGCACATGCCCGCCAAGGCTGGTCCCGTCACCGGTGAGCCGGTGCATCCTACCTGAAATCATCCATGCCCGCGGCCCAACGGAAAGGGTCGCTATTTCATGAGGGAGCAGCAATGTCCCTTTCCGAGTTTCTATCCCCTGACGAACTCACTGAATTAGTTGGAAAAAAGGTCGTGAGCAAACAGATCGAGTGGCTCGAAAATCACCATTGGAACTATGAAACCAACGCAGCGGGCCGTCCCATAGTCGGGCGGGTGTATGCGCGGTTGCGTCTGGCAGGCGTTCATCCCACAAGAACCACAGTTTCCGACCCCGCCTGGTCGCTCGACCTGTCGAACGTGTCCTGATATGCGGCCGAAGTCTACGAACCGAGACATGCCGCCCCGCATGTTGAAGCGTGTCCGAAAATTGAAATCGGGGAAAGTCTGGATCGGCTACTACTACAACGGCCGAGACGAGGAGGGAAATCGAAAGGAGATTCCGCTGGGTAGCGACCTGAACGAGGCGCGCGCCGAATGGGCTCGCCTCGAGCGGACGACAACGCCGAAGATCGTGCGCTACATGAAAGAACTGTTCGATCGCTACGAGCGCGAGGTCGTCCCGACGAAGGCGCCGCGTACCCAATCGGACAATCAAGCCGAACTGAGGCAACTACGGAAAGCCTTTGATAGCGCGCCGATCACGGCAATTACTCCTCAGGTGGTCGCCCAGTACCGCGATGCCAGGACGGCGAAAACTCGTGGAAACCGGGAGATAGCACTGCTCTCGCATGTCTTCACGCTCGCGAGGGAGTGGGGCTACATCGATGGCGAAAACCCCTGCGCCCGGGTGCGACGAAACAAGGAGAAGGCCAGGGACTACTATGCCTCCGACGATGTCTGGGAAGCGGTCTACGCTCATGCCTGCCAGGAGCTTCGAGACGCGATGGATCTAGCCTATCTCACCGGCCAGCGACCTGCGGACACGCTGAAAGTCTCAACAGGCGATCTGGCAGGCGAGTTCCTGCTGGTTGCCCAGGGCAAGACAGGAAAGAAGCTCAGGATTCGCTTGCTCGATGGCGAACAGCCAACAGGGCTGGGCGTGTTCATCGACGGCCTGTTCGAGCGCCGGAAACTGGCCGGCATTACCAGTTCGCGCCTCATCACGAACCCATCAGGCCTCCGCATGAGCTACGCCATGATGCGAAATCGCTGGGACGAGGCGCGAGCAGAAGCCGCCGCCCAAGCAGTGGCCGCCCGAGACGAGCCGCTTGCTGAACGAATCAAGCAGTTCCGCTTCAGCGATATTCGCCCCAAGGCAGCCAGCGAAATCGAGAACCTGGCCGACGCAAGCAAGCTGCTTGGCCACACAAAGGAACAGATCACGAAGAACGTTTACCGACGCGTCGGCGAGGTGGTAAGCCCGACGAAGTGAGGAGGCGTTGCGGAAATGATCGGAGAATTGCGGAAATGATCCGCTTTCCTAGGCAAGAAAAAAGCCCCGTAACTCACTGAGCTACGGGGCTTTCCTGTTGGAGGCTGAGGTCGGAATCGAACCGGCGTTCACGGATTTGCAATCCGGTGCATAACCACTCTGCTACTCAGCCTTTGAGCGAAGCGACATGCGTTTGGCATATCGCTGAAATCTCTTTCCTGGTGCGATTTTGAACTTATAACCCTTTGATTTCAAAAGATTTTTAGCTCACCCATCGCTGGAATGGACGCAATTATGGACGGATTCGCCGGGCTTGGCAAGCGCTCTACGAAAAAAACTTTGCAGATCAGGCTATTGCGTAGCACAAGCCGGGAGAAACGGGCCCAGACGTCCGCGAAATGGGCCCCGCGGCGACCGGCAACCGAGGAGCGCGCCAGGATCCGACGCGCCCTGCCCCGGCGATCAGTTCGCCTCGGGACTCGCTTCGGTTGCGGGCGCTTCAGGCGTTGGCGCCTCCGTGGCGGCCGGCGCTTCGCTACCTGCCTGGGCACGCTTGGCGCGCTTCTCGCGCATCTGCTCGCGCTGCCGGCGAGACGCCTGCCGCCGCGCATACACCGCCTGCTCGGCGGTTACCTTGCCGGCAACCTGGCCTTGCAGATCCAGCCGCGGCGCATCTTCCACCATGCAACTCCAGTAGCGGCTGCCCTGGCACCAGGTGGCGATGGCCTGTTTCAGTTGTTCGGCGGTGATTCCCAGTAGCTCGAGGTGCTGCTGCGCATCCTGGAGGATGCCCTGCTTGAGCGGAACCTTGGCCGCGGGGCTTTTCGGAAACGCCAGCGGGAAATGCCGTTGCAGCCTCCAGATAGCCTCGACTCCCGGCTCGACGGCTTCACGTTTCTTCGCGCGTCCCGCGGAGCTTTTGGTTTGAGCCGGTTTCGCCTGCGCCGCCTGTGCGCGCAGACGGTCTCTCAGCTCGGCAAGTTGTTCAAAACCCAT